TCATGGGTTCAGGGTTCCGTTCTCCCACTCGGGCCACAGCGTGAGGCACTTGGGTCTCGTGTTCTCGATTCGGAAATGCTGATTCACCTTGTAGGCTTTGCCCACCGAGCGACCAGCGATCTGCGTCTTGTAGCTCTTGCCGAAGTAGTCACGAAGCAGTGCATTGAGATGCCGCAGGTGCATGTTCGCACTGCCTGTGTTCCCACCCCCGCGAGGATCTTTGTCCGCGACACCTTCCTGCTGTGCCAGTTCCTTGATGCTCAGACCTGTAGCCCACTCGAAGATCATCGGTGCCGTGATACGGTGAGCGCTGTCACGAGTGTTCAGACGCCGTACGAACTTCCTCAGCTGTCTCTCCCACTCGACACGAGCGGGGTTCTCGTTGAGGACGAACTTCTCCTGTGTCAGAGGCATGCGTCCACGATCGACGTCCGCGAGGACCAGACCGTTGACGTCTTCAGAGCGCTTCGGCTCTCCTGCCGTAGACTGGAATCGAAGATTCGTGGGGTTGTGTCGACGTTTGAGTGCTCTCTCAATCTCACTCAGCTCGCGCTCCGGCACCGTGGTTTCCTTCCGTCACATGGGGGCGTGATACCATTGTACCATAATAAAAGAAAAAGGGACGGTCGCCAGTGGCAACCGTCCCTCTCTCTTAGGAGTACTCGCTGATGTTGTGGATCAGCTCATCGATCTCGCTCGACTCCAGACCGAGCTGAGTTCCCCTCTCGATGAGCGCCGTGTCCCAGTGCGGGTAGTCCGCCGCGAACATGCGAGCGCCGATCTTGTACAGCCGCTGATTGCGACCGCCCTGCGGGACGGGCTTGGCCAGCGCGTCCTTGAGCTCGTCATGGAGCAGAAGCAGCTCTTCGGGTTCGAGCGCTCGTGCTCCCTCCCGTGTCAGCCTCGATGCTCGCTTGATGTCTCGTGCTCGTCCCAGCAGCTCCATCAGACGCGGCGGGAGGTCGGCGATGGGCTTCCCGTTCCATCGCTGGTTTGGGTAGTGGTACACCACACCCGTTCCCTTGATGTCGACACCCGGTACCAGACCGATGATGTCGGGGAACTCGTCGTATCCTCGGAGGTCGTGCCAGATCGCACCAGGCACTCGATAGAACAGGTGATACCCATTCCCGCTCTTGCTCCGTTCTGCCAGAGTCTCCGGCAGGTTCAGGACTCGTGACGTGGGGATGCCGCCGTTCTTCCCGTCGATGTCGATGACCACGTACGGAACCGATCGCATCACGATCCCGAACGGGCTGCTGTACTTCTCGAAGAACTTGATTGCTCTCTCAGGCGAGAACGCGTTCTGGAGATAGTTCTCCATGAACTCGAGTGCGCCCCACCCGGGCTGCGTCTTCCCGCTGTTCGGGTAGACACGAATGAGACTGAGCTTGTCGTACTCAATCTCGTTGGGTACCGCCTTCTGCAGGTAGTACTGGTCGTGGTTCTCGAACCACTGGTCTTGCGTGTACCTGTCCATTCTAGCTCCTTGCTAGTCTTGGGAGAGGACCGCCTGGTCCTCGCTGGACTCCTCCAGAGTACCACCCTGGAGGAGGGTGTTGATCGCATTGCTTGTGGAATTGTTAACCGACTTGATATAGCGCTTGGTCGTCGGCTTCTTGTCGATACGGAAGGTCTTCCGATCGAGCTTGAAGTTGTCGTTCATCTGCTGCATGAGGTAGTCGTCCTCGACGTTCCGATATCCGTTGGCATCTAGCCACGGACGGTACGCCGTCATGAATCTATCCACGATCATCTTACCATCGAGGATGTCCTGCAGGAACTGAGAGTCACGAGAGGCCGTGTGCTCCAAGAACCGCAGGATCGGACTCATTGACCACACGGCCTGCATCTGCAGGTCGAGCGAGTCGGCAGTCATCTGCAGCTTGTCTGCTACTTCGCCCTTGTTCACCCAGTGACGAGTCAGCAGGAGCAGCAGAGCCGCGAGGTTCTCGGGCCTGAGCTTCTCTTCCTCGTAGGTAGGGTTGAGCGGGTACTCGTTCGGAAAGTAGAACCGAACGAGACGAGCCTGGAGTGCCGGTGACTTGTCACTGACACGAGGTTCTTGCTGCAGACCCTCCATGAACAACGCGTTCGTCTGCACGAGAGACGGAGCATTCTCGTACTTCATCTCGATCATCAGACGCTCACCAGCGATGAGTGTCTTCTCCGTACTGCTGTCCTTGACGAACTCCTTGGGACCGTCCATGACGATGTTGAGGAGCTTGTTGTTCAGCGTAGTGATGACAGGACTACGTTGAGCCATGTCCTGTCGGAGAACACCACTGATGTTGTTTTCACTGAACAGAGCCGTGACCATCTTGAGCAAGGTGCTCTTACCGTTACGTCCCGATCCAATGAGCAGAACATAACGAACGGCACTCCAGCCTGGCTGAAGTGCCGTTGCAATGTGGTACAGAAGAGAGTGAGCATTGTCATCTCCGCCTACCCACTCGCTGATGACCTTGAACATCTGATCAGCTCGTTCATCGTCTTTTGGATTGAACGGAACGTTCAGATAGTTCGGTACGAAGTCGCCGGTAACGGGAGAGAGCGTCCCGTCTTCCATCAGTCTCTCGACATGATCCGTACCGATACGAACCAGGACACCCGTCTGGTTGGTTCCCAGAGTGGCGAACTGCTTCAGCATAAGCATGTACGACCTGATCTCACTGTCCGTAGCGAACAGAATGCCTGAGATCAGGTTAGCCATACCCACGACCTTCTCTTGATCCATAGGGATCCAGACCTTCTTCTCCGGCGGGAGGTTCGGGTCAGGAAGGTTCGTCATGAAATCGACGGGCAGGTACAGGGTTCCTCGGAATTTCACCAAGTCAAACCCAACAGCGAATGCCTGTGCCACTGAAGCGAGCTCCTGTTTCGTGTGGAGTCGTGGCATAATTGAATGTCCCTTCGGTGGGGTCTTGGGGGTGCCCGGTGCGACGGGCACCCCCACATCTTACTGCTTGTCTTCGAGCCTGTCGAGGAGTTCGATCTTCTCCTTGATCAAGTCGAGCTGAGTCTTGTCCGCATACGGAATCTGACCTACGATTTCGGTGCGGGCTTCTTCGATAGCCATGAGAATTATACCTCGTTCTTGTCTGTTTCGGTGGGTCGTATGATGCTAGTTACTCTCAGTGGTCACTTGAACTCAGCTGTGACAACGATACGCTCGGCATCGTCGGCACTACCGCGCGGAAGAATCCGCCCGATGATCTGACGTCGCTTGGCGTTGTCGCCAACGATGTCATCGAGCAACAGCAGAGCGTGACAGACCTTGTCAAGGCCGTCCACTCCCTCTGCGATTGCAGTGGTGCAGATGATCCATCCGGACTCTGCCGCCACGAACTGCTCCCGGATGGGGACGATGTCCTTTGTGTCGCCCGTGATGAGCCACACGTCAGGGTCTTCCCACCGCTCCTGCACTGTCTTGTACAGCGCTTCGGCGACATCCTTGTGTGCACAGAAGATGAGCCAGTGAGTGTGCTCGTTCCTGTGCTCGTACATGAGGTACGAGAGTCGATCCGTGATAGTACCATGAATGAGACCCTCTTCGTCGATGAAGTCGAGGTTCACTCGCTTGTGATCCTTCTCCATCTGCGACGCGACGATCTTGTGGTGACGCAGAGAGTAGCCGTACCTCTCGAACCACCACTTGTCTTGACGCGTGAGCGCCAGTGTCAGTGGCGTCCACGTTGCCGTGTCCTCGATATACGCGATCCATGGCTTGTCAGCCAGGTAGCCGATGACGTCTGGGAAGTCCCGGAACCCGTGGATGATCGGATAGTACGCGAAGCGGTTGGGCTCCGTGATGCAGTGCTTGTAGATCCAGTCACCGTACCCGTAGGTCGGACTCTGATCGAACGCAACCTCAAGACACCAGGCCCTGTCGGGCTTGTTGTAGTTCGGTGTCGCCGACGCTCCGACCACGAGTTCAGTGATCTTGGTGGAGAGGCGCTTCCACTTCTTGAAGCCCTCACCGTCATGTCCACCGAGCTTGTGGTACTCATCGATGATCCACGGCACGTTCGTCGGGGTGTGGGTACCCTTCTGACGGAACATCTCGTGCGTGTACACCTTGACCTGGAGACCCAGCACAGCCGCGTCGCGTTTCCAAGCATCGTGTGTCTTCAACGGTGCAAGCACGACGCACTTGTCGTAGCCCTGGCTGGCAACCAGAGCTAGTGCAGTCTTGCTCTTACCCTCGCCCGTTGGGAAGAACAGGAAGATCCTGTTACGAGGCAGCTTCTTGAGCTGCTTGTATGCAGAGGTCTGACTGTCCTTCCAGTACTCGAAGCGCTTCCCCTCCGGGAGGTGTGCGTCAGCCTGTCGGAACAGACCTTCGCACGCCTCCCAAGAGAGTCGAGGCATCGCTGCATCAGGCATTGCGGTACGGGTTCCCCGAGCCTTCGGGCTTGCGAACACGGCGCTCTCGCTCCTGCTTCTTCGCCGTGTACTCGCTCGTGGTCGCGGCATCGATCATGTCCTCGCCCACGAGACCCTCCGCCAGACGGAGGTAGCCCTTGATGTCGTCGTAGTTGTCCTTGTAGTCCGGCATCTTACCGAGCCGGTGGAGCTTCGTGAGGACGAACATGATCGGCACGTCGATCGGCTGGATGTCGCGTCCGCTGAGGTACGCGTTCCAGAGAGCGGCCTGATCGATCATGTTCTGGAGCGGGTCGCCGTACTCCGGACGGTGTGCCAGCTCAGCGTTTGCCGTCTGCTCGAACGGGATGGGCGGATCGAACGTGGTTCGGTTCGCTTCCAGGACGACGGGGTCGACTTGGGGCGTGTTGATCTTGCTGGACTCGGGGTTGATACCCTGTCCGAGACACCGGTAGTTGAGGTCACCGACCTCCCACGCGTGGGGCTTGTGCGCGACCTCGCGGAAGCAGTGACGCTCCTCGATCTCGCCCGGGTTCTCAGTCGTCTGCATGCTCATTGCTTTCTTCTTTCTGCATGTCATCGAGCTTCTTCTGGAGAAGCTCTCTTTCGGTGGCGGTCATACCTCCAGCCACGCCGAAGCGTAGGCTAGAGCCTTTCTCTTGTGCGAGAGTGCGTGCGAGGCACTGTAGTCTCACACTGCATTTACTGATACAGATAGCTTTGGCATCATCGGTCAGTTGCTTGATGCTACCTTTTCCCTCCGGAAAGAATTTTTCCGGATCTTCGTTCAGGCAGGAACCCTGATCCATCCAGGGTTCTGGGTCTGCCGGTTGGAAACTTACAACGTCACCGACAAGCCGAGCGACCACTCATCCTCCTTCGATCCGAACAGATTGTCCTTCACGTAGTCGGACATGAGATGGTTAGACGCTCCGCCGTCGATACCGCGCTTGAGTGCGACACGAGCTGCTGACTTGAGGTCAGCGTGGTTGGTACCGCGCTTGAATCGCGAGACGTAGAACAGCTTAAGCAGGTCCTCCGTCACGACCTTCTTGATACCGGTGTTGTCGACGATGACTCCGTGCGGGAGAGCGGCTCGAATGTCCTTGATGAGGTCGAGCATCTCCCTGTCCTGCTGGACGTTCAGCCCTCGCTGACGATAGCCCTCGACCGCCGACAACACCATGCTGGTGTCGCGGAAGCTCTTCTCGAAGGCAGTCAGCTCAGTGAGAAACTGTTCATCCGTCGTGACGTTGAAGCCGTGTCGGTCGACGACACCACTCCAGACTCGAGACGTGACGTCAACCGTCTTGTTCTCGAAGTCCAGAGTGATGCCGACCGCACCGGTATCTCTGATGCCCGGGTCAACCCCGAGCAGGGTCAGCCGCATGAGCTGCCTTCCACTTCTCCACGACCTTGTCGAGCTCATCCGGGTTGTAGCCCGGGATCGCCGACCCTTCGTACTCGGTGATGGGAGCCGAGACGTAGCCGAGACCCTTGAAGTGCAGCAAGTCCTTCTCGTGCTCTTCAGCAGTGAGATCGAACTCCTGCACGCGGCCCAGCTCCTTGAGCTTCTCCCAGTCGCTCTTCACCTGGTCGGGCGAGAGCCCTGCCTGGTGGGTGAGCTGTTCTACCAGTCGACGCTTGACTGCGTTGCACTGCACGCAGACCGGCTTGGTCCAGACGGTGATTGGGGTAGTCATTACTTCTCCTTGTTTCTTACTTGATGTATCGGTGAGACGACTTGATCTCAGCGTCGAGAGGGAATCCCTCAAGACTGCACGTGGTCATGGCCGTCTTCATGGCGTCCATGACTCGTTCCTTAGACCAGCCGCCCTCTTCAGGCCACCAGTCCACTGCGATCTCATCGTGGAACTGACCCACGATTCGAGCGTTGGGGCAGGGACGGAGCAGGTCTCCGAGCATCTCGAGGCTCTCGAAGAACATCTCACGGCAGAGAGACTGCGTGAAGATACCTGCGAGCTTACCACCGTAGATGCTGTAGTAGACCTCGCGAGGAGACCCGTCCGGGTTCTTCAGCTTCGGGTGCTTGTACGTGTCCTTCCACAGCGGCCCGCCGTAGTGATTCTCAGCGGGCTTGTAGTAGCAGAGCTTGTTGCCACGGAAGTACAGACCGTGAACGAAGCGCGTAACCATCGGCTCACCGTTGGGACGCAGGATCTGGAGAGCGAGGCTGATAGAGCCAGCGTGCTGTGCACTCATGCTCTTCAGCTCGAACGGAGTGGCACGGTACGTGAGACCGTAAGCCCCTTCGAACTCGACCTTCTCGTTACGGCCGACTGCCTCCTTGAGGAGGAAGTCCAGCTCGCCCCAGAACTCCACGATCGCGGGACACGCACCACGCCAGTCCATCACGTTCTGCAGCGCCTCTTCGATGCTGATCGAGAAGCCCAGACGGAACATGAAGTCCTGGACAGCGTTGCCGCTGGCCTGATAGCCACAGCTCAGCTCGGAGTACTTGCCTCGCGGTCGCTGCTCTGCAGTGACCTCATCGTACTTGACCTTGCCGTTCGTGAAGCGAACAAAGAGTTCCTTGTACACGTCACGTCCGTCACGGAAGACCTGGAGCTTCCACTCCTCTCCTGCCTCGTACGCCAAGCCACGAGATTCCACGCCCGCGAAGTCACCGACGATGACCTCGCCCTCGGGGTGGCGGCTCTCGAAGACCTGCCGGAGCTGACCGGCCATGTCGCCGTTACTCCAGTGCTCGTTGAAGTCGTACAGCGTCTCGACGTCCCTGATGTTACCGTCGAGCTTCTTGATGTTCTGCATCTGAACACCACGACCCGTGGTACGGAACGTCTGCCCTGCTCCGGCGTGCATGTACTGATCACGCAGGATTCCATCCTCCGACGTGAGTCGCTGGATGACAGGGAGCTTGGTGAGCGTCGAGCCACCGATCTCGAGCTTGGTTTCGAGCATGGCCTCAGCCTCTTCGAGACGACTGATAGCCCTCGCCAGTTCGGGGTAGGGCATCGACAGACGGTAGTCAGTCTCTGCGTGTCCGCCTCCGTTCCTGTCCTGAACGATGACGGTCTCCTTGATCCCTCCCTCTTGCAGCTCCTTGTTCAGCTTAGCGATTCGCTTCTTGACGTTCTCGAGGATCACCGGCAGGTGATACTTGTCCAGGCTCTTGACCTTGACTCCACGATCAGCGAGGTACTTCTTCATCTGCGGGTGCGAGTTGAAGTTGAGCTGTGACCCCGTCTCATCGACAAACGCTCGCTGAGCGATGATGCTGTTCGCCCACGAACGCTGACGCATCTTCTCCACAAGGGGAAGGTCCACGCCCCAGCCAGCCTGATTCATCTCGTACGTGTCCTGCTCCCACCGAGCCTCACGAGCGAGCAGAGCAGGATCGAGGTTCTCGAGCAGCCACATGGCGAAGAGACGGATCTCACGAGACCCGATCGCATCCATCTCGCAGTACTCGATGAAGCGCTTCCACTTCTCTTCGTGACCGTGCTTCTTGATCAGCTCAGCCGTCGCACCCTCCGGGTACATGGAGTTGGGAACACAGAACAGCATGACGAGCTCCTGCCCCTCCTCCAGCTTGTGACTGTTGGTGAGCTGACGGCTTGCCACGATGAGCTTGGACTCCGCTCCAAGGCAGCGTGAGTCGACAGCGCTGTCCTGGAACAGACGCCAATCGAACCACGGTGCGAGCTTGGCGGTGACTGCCCGCTCGAACGGGGCGTTGTGAGCCATGATGATCTCGTCGTTCGAGACCAGCTTGAGCCACGACAGGTAGTCATTCATGTCTCCGTCGTTGTGGACGAAGTCATAGGTGACCGCACCGTTGATGCTCGCCACGCTCACGATGAGCGCTCGGAAGTCGGGGCTTGCCACGTAGTTCGGCAGACCCCGAGCCTCCTTGCCTCCGAGTGGGACGGACGAGAAGGTCTCGTAGTCCAGGCCGTAGATGTCTTCCTCGCGCATTCCGTTCACGCAACGACTCCCAGCATCATGGCGATCTTCCGGCGCTGTGCACCGTCGTCGTACCACCGACTGTACACCTGCGAGGCGAGCCAGGCGAACGCCGACTCCTGCACGTCGTTGATGGACAGTCCCGACCACGGGTCGACGGTCCACGGCTTCTCGAGCGTGACCTTGGTCGGCTCGTTCCACGCGTGGTCTTCGTACACGCTCTTGTCGGTGAGGCTCTTGATGACCTCCTCGTAATCGATGTCGTTCGGCGTGGCGTCGACGATGTCTGCGAGAGGCGAGCCAACGATGTTGGCGACGAGGTCGTAGTACCCGTCGTACTCGCCGTTGCACCCGACGTACATGGCGACGGGCTTCGGAAGATCCTGCAGGTAGAACAGCACGATCTCCTTGCTGTCACTGTCGAAGTTCCCCGAGCGGTAGCGGGGATCAGTGTTGTTACTCATCATCTTCTCCTAGTACTGCGTCGTCGTCCTCACGCTGATTCCGCTCTCCGTAGAGAACGGTCATCATGATCGGACATGCCTTGTTACCCTTGTCCCCACGGGTGTGAGGATTTGCCGGGCAGAACTTGCAGTGGTTGCCGGGCTTCAGTGTCAGGTCACCAGCGAGGATTGCTCGCTCAGACTCCTGAACCTCTGCCACCCACCGCTCACGGACCTCGGGAGTCAGAACCCACTCATCCGTGTAGCCACGCTGCAGGATATGCAGTGTGACCTTGTCGTAGTTGCTCGCGCCGAACGACTCAGCGTAGTACATCAGCTGTTCGTTCATGATGGGCGACACCTCGATGTCACCCATCTTGAGGTCCAAGACCTCCATGCGATGCGCATCAGACAGGATGAGGTCGACCGTAGTCTTGGGCTTGGTTTCCAGCCACGTAACCTCGGTCTTGACCTCGACCTTGACCTCGAGAGTTTCGGGGTCCATCGTGTCGATGATGTCCTGAACGTAGTTCAGAGCCTCCGCCACGAACTCGATACGACGAGGTGCTACACCGGCAGCGACGAGAGTGACGGTACCGTCCTCGTTACGCTTCGGGTTACCGTCCGTGTCCTTGACGGTCTTGTACTCAAGCAGAGCCTGCTTGAGGTCGGGCAGCTCCAGAGGAGGAGCGACCTTATGACGCAGGAAGTAAGCCGTGATGTACTTGACCTCGTCCTGCTCCAGGTAGGCGGTGCGCTTCGGACCCCACAGCTGAGCGATCTCTACGAGCAAGAGAGCAGCTTCCCTCAGCCTCCCAGAGTTTACGCCTAGCTCGAAAATTTTATGGAGCCGCGTGCCCTCGCCCTTCATCCCATCGTTGTTACGAGTGGGATGCTCGAAGCCAGGGATCGCCTCCATGAGGTTCGCACTACCGTGGCAGTTGTTGTAGCGCGTGACGTACGAAGCCGACATCCTCATCGGCTCTTGAACAGGTGTTGTGGTACTGATGATGCCCTCCCTCTTGAAGTACTCGACGTGTGCGTAGCAGAAGCCAAGCCCTTCCAGGGCATTGCGACCGCAGGGGTAGATGTACCCCTTGCACTTGTTAGGCCTTGGGGCTAGGCTCCACATGGAGCTTACCACCCTCGGACGTGTGGACGTTCTCGGGCTTGTGCCCCTTGAGCTGGTTGCAGCGGTACTTCTCACCGCTCTCGTACCACACGTACTCGCACCAGTTGAATTGCATTACCTTCTCCTTATCACTTCGAACGTGGTTCCGAGCGTCTTGTCAGCGAAGAACATGTCAAGCCACTGCCTGAACTCTTCTTCAGTCATGGTGGTGTACGGACCGGTCTGACCCGTACGAACGTCTAGTTTCATGCGACCCCTCCAAGGTCAAAGAAGGGGTGACGGCCCGTGAAGGCCGCCACCCCATTGGGAGTGTTACTCCCAGTCTGCGTCGTCGCCGTCTTCGAGGACCGCCGCGTCGCCGCCGCCCGACACCGGGAGACCCAGGTGCGGGAGCAGGTAGAGCGTCTCGACGTAGCCGGTCACGCCGACCGATGCCGAGTCGAAGGCGTTCATCCGCACGTTGATGCGGAAGTTCCAGTTGGCCCCCCACCAGAGGGAGTTGACGTCATGCCGGGACTCCGGGATGATGCCGTCCTCGATGAGGGACTGGATCGACACGACCTCCGGGCTTCCACCCGGAGCCTTGATGATCGCCTTGACGTTGAGGTCTCCCTCGTACGGCCCAGCGAACTTGAACTTCGAGACGCCGGGGTAGTCCCCGAGGTTCTCACGGTCCTTGTCGTTGAGCTCACGGAGCGGGAGGTTGGGCTTGCCGTCGGCAGCCAGCCAGTTCCCGTCCGTGACCTGCTTGAGCAGGCTCTTGGTGAGGTCGGGCGAGATGCCCTTGGACTCGTCCGTCTCCTTGTACAGGACGTCGACGAACGGGAGGTAGGTGTCCCGGAGGTACGCCACCGCCTTGTCGTGGTTCGCCTGGTTCAGGATGAGCGAGCCGCCGATCTTGTCCGGGAACTTCGGCTTCTTGATGTTCTTCTTCTCCCGCCACTCGGCGAGCTTCTGGATCTCGTCGTCGGACTTGATGGGGAAGGAGAGCTGTCCCTGCAGCACGAGGTTCTTCGGGTACTCGATCTTGTACTTGCCAGCCATGATGGTTTCTCTTTCTTGTTTCTTGTGTGGTGACTTGTGGTTACTTGATGCGCTCGAAGCTGGTAGCCACTTCGACCTTGGTGACGTTGTCACCGGCGAGCATGTCGAAGAACTGGTCGTCGCTCATGAGAGCGATTCCTCGAACGACCGAGGTCGTCCACCACCGCTTGGCGGCGAAGAGAGCGGCGTACTTACGCTTGACTCCCTTGTCGTCCTTACGGTTGAACCGGATCAGCGTACCCGTGGGGTAGCGCGTCTGCTTCCGCTCGTTCAGCTTGTCCTTGAACTGGATGATGAGAGCGTCGTTCCGGTCCTGTGCCTGGTTGTCAGTCATGGTTTCTCTTTCTAGTTACTTAGACCGAGGCAGCTGCCACGGCCAGCTCACGTGCCTGGAAGAGCACGTCAGTCGGTGAGAGCACAGCGCGCTTGAAGCGGCTGAGCGGTGTCTGTGCGGCGCGCACGTGCTCGTTGTACGAGGACGCTGCTTCGAACAGACCGAGGGACGTGAACTGAATTCCTTCAGTCAGTCCATTGAACATCTCGAACAGCAGCTCGGAGCGAGCAATCTCGATGTTGTCCTTGACACGATCGCTGGTCAGCGACGTGTGAGGCTCCGGGATGAAGTGCTCGATGAACCAGTTGATCTGGTTCGTCGTCACCTTCTGAGTGAACAGGAACTCCTTCTGGAGCTTCCACTCACTGATGGAGTGACGCCAGCCAGCGAGAGCTTCGCGGATCTCATCCACTCGCTCATGCAGATTGGAGCCGTGACGGAACGAGAAATTCGTTCCTTGAGCCTCAGCGAAGAGGTCAGTGGCTCGGGACGTGTTGGCACACACGATCCTGATGTTGGTCGCCTGTCCCCGGAACGCAGCACCAGGCTCGTACGAGTTCTGAAGAGCGAAGTACGGGAGGCTGACACCTTGCGGGTCGCCGTTGACCGTGACCGGCTCATCGAGCTTGATCAAGATCCAGACATCCCTGCCCTCTCGCAGCGAGCCAGCCGTCTCGAAGATGACGTTCTTGTCCTCGCCCTGAATGAGCTCAGCCAAGTCCCACATCTCGTGAGGCTGTACCTCGACACGATCGGTCGGGACCACAGCGAGTTCGCGTGCCGTGTCCGAGCGGACGTTGAGCTCGAACTCAGGAACGAGTTCGAACGTCTCGGTCAGGTCCGGATGGAGCTGCCGACGGTAGAGCGGCTCACGAATCACCTGCCAGTCGTGCACGAGCTTCTCAGCCTCGACACGCGTAGGGTGTTCATGAAGAAGGTCTTCGAGTCCGTGCCACGTGGGTTGACGGACCGCGAAGACCTTATCTGTCTTGCTGATCTCGTGCGACATCTGAGTTCCTTCCCTTGTCGCTCCTTATTCCATTATACCATGCCCAAGAGAGACATGGAGCTTTACGAAACCGAAAAATTTTTTTCGAAAACTGAGGGAGCCGCGTGTGTCCCGCTCTCGCCCCGGTTCCGGCGCACCCTCCCCAGGGTACACCGGCCCCAGCCGGGACGGAGAGCGGGACGCACAGCCCCAGACGCAGTGGCTCTAGACCGTGATCTCCCACCATCCCCAGATGATGACGTCAACGTCCCAAGCGTTCTCACCCTTGACGGTCTTCCCCAAGACCTCATCGGGTATCTGCTCCTTCCTGCGGAAAGAAGCAGTGCCGTCCTCAATGTCCCCAACAGAGAGGCGTGCCAACGACTCGGAGGCAATCTCGAGTCGTCGTTCCTTGTACACCACGACGGGCTGTTCCGTCGTAATGATCCTAGCCATGATCATCCATGCACTTGGCGTTCTCGGTCTCGAGAGCGAGTGCACGGAGGTTCACGATCTGAGTGTCGTACTCAGCGTGCTCTTCAGACGGCATGTCCGTCTGCTGGTTGAGCCACTGCTGCATGTGATCAGCCTGCTCCTTCATGGCGGCGGCCTGAGCCATGTGCCATGCTCGGTGCTCACGACGCTTACGAGCTTCGTGAGCGCGCTTCGCGATCTTGTGCTGACGACTCTGACGACTGACGATGATGACAGCCATCAGCTGTTCTTCCGCTTGCGCGTGATGAAGGCAGCTGCACCGGCCATGACGAGCGCCACGCCGAGGATGCCGCCGACCATACCGAAGGCGGGGTCGATACCGGTCGGCGGGAGTTCCGCATCGACCGTCTTGTGGAAGGTCCAGGCCACCGAGGTCGTGGGACCATCGGCGTAGGTGTCGAGCTGGTCGACGGCCTTGACGTTGAACACGGTCGCACCGTCGATGGTGGCGTGCTGGAACGTCTCGGAGTTGTAGTACACGGTGACGTGCTCGGAGTCGACGACGTAGCAGTCGTGCTCTCCTGCCTGCCAGTCCTTGCGCCACTCGGAGCGGGCAGCGGGGCAGGGCTCGATGATGATGGAGTCGCTCATGACAGAATGTTCCTAACGTACTTGTGGATCCGCTGAAGCAGCAGAGCCTCGCTGATTTCTTCTACCCACGGCTTCATGCCTGTAGGCTTAACGATCAACAGCACCTTACCATCCGGCATCGGTGTTGTCTTGAAGAGGATAGCGATGCCCTGTACCAGGGTCTTCGCCTCCACTGTGCGTCCGTCAGGGCCATACCATACGAGGTACGGTATCTCCTTCTCGGAGAGCACCTGAAAGACTTGAGCGTTGTAGGCGATCTCTCGCCTGAGGTTGTCGATGTTACTCATCGATTGCTCGAATGATCTTGTTGCGGTTCACGAACGTGTCCGTGTTCTCTTGTACCACGATGGTCTCGGGTTCATCCTCATCCTCGTAGTCATCATCCCACATGAAGTATCGTGGCATGAAGGCTGGATCATTCAGAAGCTGTCTGACCCAGTCATTGAAGTCCATGCTTACTCCGAACCGACGACCATGATCGGGAACCCGTACGGGTTGTTGATCATGACCACAGTCCAGTTGCCGATCTCACTGATCGACGTCTCCCTGATCTCTCGAGGAGTGTCACGCAGAGCGTTGTTGATGAGCACGTCGAACTCAGTCCAGCGCTCGGGCTTGGTCATGATGACGTAGTCGGTGTACTTCCACTTGCCTGTGTCGTTGAAGAACTGAATCTCCCACACATCTTCTGTTTCACAGAGCTGTTCGATATGCCTGTCCATAGCACGAAGCGTACGAGGCATGACCTTCTGCGAGTCGGTGAGTTGCATTGTTACTCCTTAGTACAGCAAGAGGCCCGCCACCGGATAGGTGACGGGCCTCTTACTAGCCGGCGAGCTTGACTCAGGCGAGACCGCGAGCGGCGAGCAGAGCCTGCAGCGCCTTCAGGTCGTCGTCCGACGCCTCCGAGATGAGCTCCTCCGCCTTCTCGGCGACGGTGCGCTTGACGCGCGGCTTCTTCTCGCGCGTCTTCTCGTCGAACGTCTCCTTGTTGAAGACGTAGTTGGCGTAGCCGTTGAGCTCGTCCTCGTTCTCGAGGGCCTTGATCGACCGGTCGCGCTGGTCGTTCGTGGCCTTCTCGATCGCGGTCTGGACGGGGTTCTCGACCTGGGCGGCGACGGCCTCCAGCTCCTCGACCTGCGAGCCGAAGAGGCGCTCGACCTCTTCCGGCGCGGTGTCGCGGATCGTCACGTAGTGCTGCACGTAGCGCACAACGGACTGACGGGGACGCGTGGCCACGGCCTCACGGGCGGCGCGCGCCTCCGGCGACAGCTCGACGGTCTCGGTGGTGGTGTCCTTCTTGGGAGCCATGATGACTTCTTTCTCTTGTTGGCGGTGTGTACCGGTACTCAGCATCCGTACTGAGTGAGCGGGGCTGGGATCGGGAGGTCAAAGCCGAGACCCAGCCCCACGCACCGAGGGCGGTGGTGTGACCTACTTCTAGTATACCGCGCTCGCACCCGCTTCGGGGGCGCGAGCGCGGCATCGTCTATAAGCGATCGTCGTGCTCATCCGGAACTCGATCGTCCAACAGGTCGCTGAACCTGTCGTTGACCTCGTCCGAGTGAGCCATGTTCTCTTCGATCCACGGCTTCGGATCATCGGGCTCGTCCTCATCGGGCGGCATGGTGATGACGTCGAAGCAGTGCTCGCACATGCCGGTGATCTGAGTCTCTTTGAGACCCGCATCACTGTACACCGAGCCTTCTCCGGTATCGGAGTCGTCCCAGTACATCTGCTTACCGCAGACGACGCATGTGGTCTGATCCAGAAGCTGGATCAGTTGTGCTTTGTCTTCAGGGTGCAGGCTCACAGCCTTCTCCTATCTGGTCGAGGACCATGTCGATGATGATGTCTTCGTCTGTACTCATTAGAGCTCGATGTATCGGAGCATCTTGTGCATGAGCAGCGTGGCAGTCTTTGCAGACTCGAGGATGAAGCTTGGGTGATAGCCGGTCAAGTGACCGCTGATCTGCCCGTCTCGCTTCATAACGTTGACGTATACGACTGGATGCCCATCGTAGTTGGCCGACCACACAACTCCAACCTTAGGCTTGGGAGTACGTCCGGTCGGGCTACTGATGAGCACCCAGTCGTTGCGTTCTAGCTTGTCCATGCTCAGGCCTTCGAGCATCCCGGAGCGTGAGGAGAGCAGTAGCACTCGCTGCACTGCGCACGCAGCAGGCTGGTCACGATGCTGTACTGAATGTTGTTTTGTTCAGCACGCCGCCAGCGCTCGGTCTCGTGGATCTCGAGCAGCGTCATGCCTCCGGCCATGAGCCGCTTGAGGACGACACGTCGTTGCGAGATAGCCACGACGGTACGTCCGAGCAGAGTCGCGAGCTCCATGTCATCGACCTCACGCCCATTGCTGAGCTTGCGGTTGATGATCATCTCGTCGTGACTGCTTGTGTAGAGCTGACGGTGGTTGTCCGCCGTCTTCAGGGTCTCGTCGATCTTGCGTCGCCGAGAGTCGTGCTTACGAGCTGCGTCGCCCATGGCCACGTCCAATCTTGTTGATGGTGTCGTTGACACGGCGCATGCGCCTGTCGTACTTGATCATGTCGACCACAGCCACGAAGCTGAGGCCGACAGCGATGAACAGCCCGATGAAGATGAGCGCGTCCATCAGACGTCTCGTCCTGTGTCGTCGCGGGCTTTGAGACCGGAGCGCTGTTCGAGGTCCTGGAGCAGGCCCTCGTAGAACTCGCGAGTCCGGTCAAGCTCTTCTTCGTAGTACTGCTCGGTCTCCCGATCTGCATCGGAGATAGCAAGCTCGGTGACCTTGATGTAGTACCACGCAGTGAAGATCCAGGTGAGCGTGCAAGCTGGAATGCTGATGCAAGCAGCCACGATCACCACAATCAGTACAGTGTCCATTACTTCTCCTTTAGTTGTTATTGATAGATTTACCTTACTTCTACCAAAGAATAGTTTCCCCTTATGCGTAACAGCCGTGTAGCCTAACAGCCGTTAGAAGGAGACAGCCGTCGACAGCACAGAGCACTGTGCCTACTTGACACTGACTCTCCGAGCAGGAAGCGTCGTGATGATGAAAGGTGATGCCGAGAGTGACGGTGATGACGTGACCCGTGTTGGCTTATAGAGGCGTAACCGCGTGGTTACCATGTCTCGCATGGAAAGGCGAGCTGGTGGTTACGCCCCGGTTACGCCCCTGGTTACGCCCGTTCCCATGGGAGACATGGGAAGCGTGGGAGCGTAACCAATGTAACCAATTCTGGAAGAAAAAGTCTCGCGCGAGGATAAGGCATGGTGTGAGATATAGCAAAAGAAAAAAGTTGGGTCGGAAACTGGTTACGCTGGTTACATTGCCCGCGTTCCCATGCGAGACATGGGAAGCAGGCGTAACCACTGGGTGGTTACGTGTAACCGCGTGAGAGAGCGCTCCATGCGAGACATGGAGCGCTCTTGGTTACGTCTCGTGTTCGAGAGTCGTGACTTAGTCGTCGACAAGTCATTTGATCGCCCTAACCCCCAGCCAGAGGCTGCGATTAGTAGAGACTCTCATACGAGACGTTGATAGAGACAGAACGATGAACCGCCCTTCGCTGGATAACCATTAGAAGTGACTTAAGCATCAGTCCGTGTTCTAGAAGCGGACTGTGTTCTTAGTATGTTACATAGTAAGTATCATCCAAGCAACACACAGTTCCACTCGTCTTTGGGTGGGTAACCACATCGCTAGTTAGCGATGCAAGCGCCGAGTGGCTAGAATAGATTGTGTCTAACTAGTTAGGTCGTCAGTTGTGTGATTGTTGGATTAATAGAAAAAGAAAAGAACAAAGCCTACCGGTGAAGGTAGGCTAAGTCCTTAGGCGAGAGTCTGGGTCTCGGTGCGGTAGCGCGTGATGAGCTCGTCCGAGAAGTTCTTGACGAGTTCACGAGACATCTCAGCGTCTGCAGTCTGCGACATGCGGACACGTGCGGCTGCGTGCTGAGCGATCTCGAAGGGAGTTGCATCCTTGGGAACCGGCTGAGCGATACGGTCCAGGAGTGCGAGTGCTCCGGAGATGAACTCCGAGTGCGACGGTGCGTTGGTCTTGTCCTTCTTGGCCATGATAGGCTCCTTTGTTCTAGTGGCTTAAGCTAGATACCATGATGATACTAGCATAGAAAATTAGTGGATTACCTGATGTGTGATAACACTGATACCAGATAGTGACGTGTTACAGATCATAGAAAATGTGATCAGAAAAGTGACAAGCACGGTAACCACCAAGTGATTAAAGATGTAGCCGACTAGGTGACGAGAGTGCAAAGGAGGATTCCAAATAGTGACAAGTAGATACTTATATGTATATATAGGGGGGGTATAATGTGTTTGTTTGTTTATTTAGTATATATTCCATCTGCTCTCAAAAGTTTCCCGAAAAATTACAACCTGGTGACCTATCAGTAACAGACGACTAGTAACAGTCACAGGTGACTCACGGCTGTAACAGACCGCCCAGGATCACCGTAGTGGTGACCGGTGAACGTTTCCGGCCCTAGAAACCGCCCCTAAGACCCCCGGGTGTTCTTCTCGTGCGGGCCGCCGGTCGCCCGAAAGTGACCCGCGCGCGTTATAATGGGTAGTGACCGGTCGAAGATAAGGAGCACAGGTGGCTAGCAACTGGGCTGATGAAACAGGGGGACAGACCCCTTTCACCAAGGCTCCTGCAGGTCTTCGGCAGAACCGTATCCAGGATGAGACAGGTGGGGCCCAGCCTTGGCTCCGCCCCGCTTGGCAGACCGGGGGTCAGATCGGCTCCACTGCCAACGCCTTCAACGACGACTTCTTCACCCGCATGTACGATCAGTACGAGCAGGAGCAGCAGAAGATCGAGAAGGACCCCGACTACGTCTCGAACCTGTTCACCCGCAAGGACTTCACCGGTATCGTCGGCTGGGACCAGACGATCAAGAAGGACAATCCCTTCTTCACGGTCGATGAGGACCGTCAGTTCAACATCGGTGACATCTACGACAACGGTCAGTTCCTCGGCAACGTCTACGACATGGACTCCGGCCTGTCGCTCGAAGAGGCCAACGCCATGGTTGCCCCGCACATCTGGGGTGACAAGGCCGCTGACAAGTACAAGGAAGCGGCTGGCGACCAGGAGAAGCTGAAATCCTTCATCCTCGAGACCGGCAAGAAGGAAGGTCAGAAGGTCGAGGCCTACCTGACCCGTCTGCCGTACCAGCAGTCCGTGGACAAGCTGCTCGGTGAGTGGGACAAGGGCATCGTCGATGAAGTCCTCACCACCGCTGCCGGTGTCGTCGGTGGTGCCGTTGCTGGTATCCCGCTCGGTCCCTGGGGTATCCTCGGTGGCGCGGTCGTCGGTGGCGCCACGTCCCTGATGAACAAGGACGAGACGAACCGACAGGCTGCTCAGGCTGCTGTGTCGACGGGTCTCGTTGCCGAGGACGCTGGCGCTCACGTCGCAGCCGCGCACGGTACGAGTCAATGGGCGAACATCGCTCTGACCAAGCTCAACGTCTTCTCGAACGCTCTGGCCGGTGGTACCGATGTCTTCACCGGCAACTGGGATGACAACGAGAGCGAGGCTCAGCGAGTCCGTGGCGAGGGGAACGTCGGAGCGCTCGTTGCTCAGGGCGTGACCGGCTTCGCCGACGCCATGCTGACTGCTGGTTCCGGTGTCGGTGCGATGACCTACCTCGGACTCAGCGAGGGTTCCGCCGTTGCCAACGCCGCAACCAAGGCTATGGGCGACGGCGAGTGGGACGAAGTCACCGGCTCCTTCCACCGCTACGAGACCATCGAGCAGAGGCTCGCTGCTGCTGGCTCTTCCGCGATCGACGTCGCTCAGGGTATGCTGCCCGGCGTCCTGCGTTCGACTGCCGCCAAGAGCATCGGCGGTACCCAGAACATCTACAAGGCTGGTGACGACGTCGCAGCTCAGACCGGTCGTGTCACCGTCATGGACACGACCTACAAGGTCAACGCTCAGGGCGTGGCCGTGGGCGCTGAGCGCAACCTGCTTGGTTGGGTCGCTCCGTCCTCGATCGTCAACAAGCTCTCCGTCCGTGGAGCGGCGCTCGCAGAGAACGCTCGTCGCGGCGGCGTCAACCCTGTCAACGTCGACGACATGTACCGCGCTGCCGTCCGCCTAGAGAACGCCTCCGTGCCGTGGAAGCTCGCCATGATCAACGGCTTCGGCGAAGCATCTGAGGAAGTCCTGCAGACCTACCTCAACGCCTCTGCCGTGGGCTGGCAGGCTGAGCCGATGGAGTACATTCAGGCCGCGATCGCTGGCTTCTCCATGGGCGCTGGTATGGGTGTCGGCTCTCGCTTCGGCACCGTCTCTCAGGAGCGTCGTCAGCTGTGGCGAGCCAACTCCCTGCGTGAAGCAGACGGCCTTCCCCAGTACACGCTGCAGGAGTGGCGTGAGAAGAACAACGAGGAGCGGACGCGGCTGTCCACTCCCGTCAAGAGTGCTGAGCGGTTCATCCGTCAGCAGAACAAGCAGCAGGTCGCTGACTGGACGGAGCGCGGTATCCGCTCCCAGCCCGCGATCAACGAGGCAGAGGATGCTCTTCGCGCCGCCAACAAGCGCAAGACCACCGTCGGCGAGGGTGCGCTGGAGGACATGGCAGACATCCTGCCCTTCCAGAGCGTCCGTATCCCGTCGTTCCATATCCTGCACTCGGCCAAGACCACGATCGAGAAGCTCCAGGCCCGTTCCGAGGCTCTGCTGCAGCAGGTGAACGAGGGCTCGCCTGACGCCGCACCCATCCAGGCCACCTTGCAGGAGCTTCTCGATCGGGATATCCTGCCTCTCTACAACCAGTGGGAGACTCAGCGTGACGTTTCCGCTCTGGAGCGCATCAACCAGCTCCTGCAGAACTACTGGAGCGGTGACGAGAACCAGCGTCGCGCGGTCGAGCTGGTCTTCTCCCGCTCCCCCAACGACAACGCTGGCTCGTTCGCCATGCTGCTGCCTCAGATCGACGCTCAGCTGACTGCTGACGGCATCGACGGCATGAGCAAGGTCTCGCAGTCGCTGGAGAAGGTTCTCTCCCACGACAACGACGGCGACAAGATCAAGCACCAGGCTCGCTACGTTCCGGACGACAACTCTCGGAAGATCCTGCGACTCGGCATGAACCTGTGGGCTTCCACGGGTGGTCGTGTCGACGCGAGCACCGAGGCTGTGCTCGGGGGCGGTGGCTTCCTCAACGTGGCCAACCGTTCCTACGAGGACATGACGCTCCAGCTCATGCACCTCGACTTGACGGGTACCGACCCCGTTGCACAGGACGCCGTGCGCAACACGTACGACTCGCTGGTCGACTTCCTCACAGAAGCTCTCGGTGATGCTGTTCGACCCTCGACCCTGCGTACCTTCCGCAAGAACCTCGACACGAACCCCGAGGGCGCGAAGGCAGAGCTGTACAAAGCTCTGGCCGCAGACGCTGGCAAGCTGATCCAGCTCGGTGAGAACGGTACCAACCGTACGCGTCAGGTCTCTCCCGAAGCTCGAATCGCTCCCGAGACCAACATCGGTCTCTGGATCGAAGACCAGATCCAGATCGCTCTGAACAACTGGCAGGACGGCTCTGCTCGTCGTACCCGCATCGAGGTCATGCCCCAGGCTGCTGGTGCTGAGCCTCAGCCTCTCGCCGCCGACGCTCAGACGACGCGCGGTGTCGCTGCCGCAACCAAGGGTCAGACCCTGGAGATGATCACCGGCGGCTCGGACGCGTTCCGCTCTCGTGCCAAGCTGGCCTACGGCCTGATCAACTCCTCGGCTCTCGACGCCAACGGCGAAGTCAACCCCGACGCTCTGCGTGAGGGTCTGATCCAGTGGTACTCGGTCCTGACCCGCATGCGTCCCCTCTCGCAGACGGACACCGTCCTGCAGGGCGGTAACCCCGTGCTGCAGGAGGCTCGGACCGACCTGGAGAACATCGCGAAGCTGTACTACGCTGAGGAGTACAAGGCTGCTCCGGAAGCTACCCTCCTGCAGATCGCGACGACGCCGTACTACAACATCTCCGAGCAGCAGACGACCGACTTCGACTCGCAGCTCCGGACGAAGCGTGACACGACGATCGCTCAGGTCCTGCTTCGTAACGCGGCTGAGCGGCAGGGCGCTCTTGTCCCGACCGCTCTCGGTGAGATGGACGTGGCTGTCGCCTACAACCGTCTCAACGCTGGCCAGGCCGCAATCTCCCTCGTCGGCGAGGTCTCGCTCGACCGCATCCTGTCTCCCGACGACGCTGCCTGGCTGGGTCAGTTCGAGACCATCCGCAGTGCCTCCAAGGGCTACACCATGCGGGCAGGTCGCACTCAGCGCAAGGACTGGCGCACACACGCCAAGGCGAACCCTTCCTACAAGATGGAAGACGCTCGTGGTGAGAACGCCTTCTCCTCGGACTCCAACCCGAGCATGTACCGCATCGTTGTCGACGTCATCCGCGAGGCTGTCGACAACGAACTCGCTCACGATCCTGCTGGCACGGGCCACGCATCGGGCCGTCTGGCCAAGCAGGATCGTGCCTTCCACAAGGACACCCTGCTCCCGACGTTCGACGCCGTGCGCAACATCATCCGCGAGCTGGGGATCAACGAGAACAACGACCTCCAGACGCTGATGGACCGCCTCTCGGACAACAGCCAGGCGGTCCAGTACCTCCTGCGTATGTTCACTCCCGAGATGCGCATCCGCATCATCGGTCGTCCGGACGAAGCGGGCGCTCCTGCCGAGGTCGTGCTGCCCCAGTGGTTCTTTGACATCCTGCTGGAGCCGAATTCCGAGCGAGCAGCAATGCTGTTCTTCAACGCGAACTTCGATCTGGAGCTCGAGGCTTGGAACGACCGTACCAACGACGGCGAGGAGACCTCTCGCACCCCGAGCAACACGTGGGTCGACCTCTACGTCGGCCTCTCGGAGTTCCACCGCCGCGAGTTTGATGACATGCGCGCGAACGCCACAAACGTTCAGTCGTTCGTGGATCGCATCAACCAGACTTTCGCTCAGGACCGCTCGCCCATGCTGGCGTGGCGGACCGACTCCAGCCTGTTCGACCCGTCCGTCACCAAGGGTGGTTGGCAGTGGAGCAGTCCGAGTGCTGAACGTCGTCAGGCCGTCATGGACGCCCACACGTACCTCAGTAACCGCGCTGCGAGTATTCGGGGCGACCTCGATCTCAGCTCCAGCAACGTCGGCCTGGCTCAGAACATGCTGGCCGACCTGGAGTCTCGTGACCCCGAGGCTCGCAACAAGGCCCAGGCTCGTCTGACCGCTCTGGAGAACCGTCTCGTTCAAGCTCAGGCTCTCAGCACTGCTGCCATGGGACCGGCTGGTATCCGCGAGTTCGTTCAGATGGCTCGCGAAGGTCTCGACATCGCTTCCGCCCAGAAGGGTAAGCCTGGTCCTCGCTCGGCTCAGTTCGGTGACACGGACGTGCGTCGTGAGCAGACTTCGTTCGACTCCCAGCTCGGACAGGTCATCGGCTCCATTGCCGCTGTCGACGCCAAGGGACTGCAGTTCAACCCGCAGATGCTGACTCGTGCGCTCCGCATCCAGACCAACACGGGTGTCATCATCGACTGGAACCCGGTCGATGCTCGCGCATTCCTCGAACTGTTCACAGCAGACGACGGCGCTTACCAGGGTCTGCTGTTCGACCTGATCTCGCCCTCGATTTACGAGGAGAACGCGACTGGTCACACGTCGTACCACCACTTGCTCCCGAAGAACCTCGAGAGCATCATCGACAGCTCTATCCACAAGGAGCTGTTGCTGGGTGAGGGACACCGTGACCAGCAGGAGAACGATGAGCTGTTCATCGCGTACGTCAACGCTCTGACTCCGGACAACAACGTCGTCCGCCTCATGAGCAAGCTGGCAATCGCGCGCACCACGGCGTCGCTCGACGCTCAGAACCAGCTCGGAGACCAGGCGTACAACCGTCTCGTCACCGACGTCGCCTCTGCTCTCCGCGACCTCTCCGGCCTCACGGCTGACGGAGCACTCGCCGCACAGACGAACATGCGCCAGTCGGCGATCGTGGCCTACCTGAATAAGACTGGTCGCGACGACATCAGCACCGCGTTCCAGAGCACGTTCATCACGGGTGACGTCACGGGCCTGGAAGTCCTGGTCAAGGCCTACGCCGCCGAGACCGAGCGTCTGCGTGCTGAGTACAAGGCTCTTCCCACGGAAGAGGGCGCGGTCAAGCTGATCGACGCCATGCAGAAGCAGCTCCAGGCGACTGAGCTCGTGCACATGCAGTCGACCAACGACATCATGCACGCCGCTCTCAAGATCGAGTGGGGTACCGACAACGAGCTGATGGTTCGCTCCGCGATCTCGCAGTACATCGACACCTTCGGTACGGTCATGCTGACCACCGCTACCGGTGACGACCGCAAGATCCTGGAGAAGTACTCGCTCGCCATGCAGCGTGCGCGTGCTAACGACGGTCTCGTCAACCTGCCGGACCACTCAGACTGGGAGCACCTGGCCAAGCTGGTCTCCCTGCACAACACCCTGCGGGATCAGGATACGCGAGCCGCCTCGTTCGTTCCGACTGCACAGGTGGACGACTTCCAGTACTTCGACCCGACGTTCCAGTACCTCGGAGAGTACCTCGTGTCTCCCGAGATTCACGGTGCTGCTCAGAAGTTCCGCGAGCTGGTCTTCGACGTGAAGCCTGCTCAGCTCACGCCGTTCGACTTCCGGAAGAACCTCGAGACCTCGATCCTCAACCCGAAGCTTCTCGGTACCTGGACCCAGGACCTGGTCATCCAGCACCTGGGAGCCGATCGCGCTCTCGACGCCTCTGGCTCTGAGGTTCAGATCAACATCGGTGGACTGACCCCGAAGAACTACCTGGCGAGCAACCTCTCCGCCCAGCGCACGAACGACCACCCGCCCGTCAGCATGGCGCGCGATATCTCGTTCGACTCCCAGGCGTTCATCAAGGGTGCCAAGGACATCTTCGAGCCTGGCCTCAACGGAGAGCCGTGGGCTATCCTGGAAGGCGCTCACGTCGTCGCTGCTCGGACGCAGAACGGTGAGTTCACCGGCGTCGGCCCTGTCCTCGTCGTCCGCAACTCGGACAACCGCGAAGTCGAGCGCATCTCTCTGCACTCCGCTCAGCGAGGCATCTACAACGGTGGAACGCCCGCTGAAGGCTCTGCCACGACGATCAAGGCGATCGGTCTGGCTGAGCTGCAGAACGCGGTGACGACTGCCTTCGCTCGTGCCAAGAGTGTCCACGGCGGTGACATCAGTGCCACCGTCGAGATGCAGATGTTCCACCCGGCAGACAAGCCCGCCTCTCCCGAGTGGGCCAACAACATCCACTTCGATGGAACCCTCGGAGAGACCGACATCGCTTCGAGCCTCTACACGGCTCTGACTCTTCAGACGGACGGCCTCGTTCAGCGCCTGCAGCGTGCTGCTCTCGACGCGATCAAGGGCTTCCGAGCCATCTTCACCTCGCCCCAGCCCAAGGACCAGGACGAGAAGGACCCGGCTGACCTAAACACGGTCATTCACAACATGGTGCGCAAGGTCATGATGACCCAGATCGGCAGCAAGTACTACCTGCCGACGAGCACGTACCGTGCCGTGTACCGCATGATGCGCGACCACGTGGTCGTAGTGGGGGAGGACGCAGATGGAAACACCCAGGTCTTCTCAAGCGAGCAGGCGCTCACGCAGATGCCTGAGGGCCTCACTGACCTCCGAGTGGTCGAGCTCTCCCGCGAGACGCTTGAGACACTTCGTGGTAGCACCAGTGGTTCTGGTCATGCCCGACTCCTCGACCGTGCCCCTATGCCCGGAGGAGAAGCTGACGGTCCCTGGACGGGTACGTTCAGTCCCGAGCAACTTGCTCGCGTTCCTGAACTTGGTCGACGTCTCTCTATCGGTGCCGCTGACTCGGCAGCCAGCCGTGTGGTCGCTGCTCGAGGAATTGGAGAAGCTTTCCGCTCCTCTGGACTCCTGAGCACGGAGCGGTCGACGACCTTCCGGTACAAGAACTGGACGGCGTCGGCCAAGACCTTCGGTCACCGTCGCTACGACTCGTTCATCGCTACTCGTCAGGAGACTCGCGACGCTCGTGTCAAGCCCGAGTTCCACGGTCGTATCCTCGATCAGAACCGGATGACTATCCAGGACCTTGCCAACACCGTTCGTTCCACGAGCCGGGTTAACGAGGCTACCAAGGAGCTCTTGCTCCAGGACATCGGTGGCGTTCCCAAGGACGACCGTATCCGTCGTGCCTCCGAGGTCAGCACGCTGTCCGACCTCAACTCCCTGCTGACGAACACCAACGGTCGCCTGTGGAAGTACCGTCACAACGACTCCGGCCTCCGCAACGATGGCATTCTCACGAGCATGACCATCGCAAGCGGTGCTCAGAAAGACCACATCGCCCCCGTCGACGACGTGGTCTGGATCGAGCTGGAGTACTTCGTCGGTCGTCCCGGAAGTCCCGAGTGGAACGCTGAGGTCCGGGACGTACTGGCCGACGTGCGTCAGCTCGGTCTCACCGTGGCGTTCACGCACCGTACCGAGCCTGGCGCTGTCGGCGAGGCTGAGAGCCTTCTGCTCCGCCCCGGCTCTGGCTACGGTCGACTCCGTGCCGGGATGGACTGGCTCTACGGTCCTCTCAACCCCGAGATGATGCAGCAGACCGTCATTGCCCGTCAGGCTACGCAGCTCCAGACTCAGATTCAGAGCCTGCAGAACACGGCGGTCATCGCTCTCGACAACAGCGGCTACGTTGTCGCTGACGCTGAGGGCGTACTGGCGGACGACCGTGCCGACCAGAACGGCTTCGGTCTGAGCGTGACGAGCAACATCGTTCCGACCACGGGCCTTTCGGAGTACAACGCTCCGGCCTCTGCCTCTGCCGGTGCTCGTGTTCAGGCCGTGCTCACCGAGCTGAACTCGCCCGAGGGTATTGAGTATCTCGCTAACCAGGCTATCGTCGGTGGTAGCACGCGCTCGCTCGATGAGCTGGTCGCTGAGATCGCTCCGCTCATCGACAAAGCCGCGCGTAACCTCAGCCCGACCACCGGTCTTCCCAAGAAGAATTCGACCCTGGAGCCTGGTGATATCATCGCCTTGGTGCACGGTCGTACCGGTGCTGTGGCTCTAACGCGCTGGGGTTATGACCCGACCGACGTGGACTTCGACGCACAGCGCGAGGTTCCCTTCGATGGTGTCACCCGGCAGGGAATCGCGTCCACCGGCTCGGTTCTGTTCATCGGTGACAAGCAGATCAAGCAGGACTACGCCTCGCTCAACCGCGGCAAGATCCTTCGCTGGATCACGAACGACCCGGTGTACGGTCTCCGCGTCACGCAGACCCTGCCCATCTCGACCATCGGCGCGAAGTTCATCGGGTCGATGACGGGCAAGAAGTCTCGTGCCGTCAAGGCCGACGACCGTCTGCCCTCCGTCCCGCTGCTTGGTCGTATCTGGCCGAACTTCTACGACAACATGCTCGGTCGTATCAAGAAGGGCGCGACGGAAGGCATGGTCACGAACGCTCGCGAGGGCATCTTCTTCTTCGGGTGGGACGCAGGACGTACTCTCGCGAACGCAATGAAGATCCGTCCGCAGGGCTGGACCGTCGAGGAGTGGGCCGCCGAGCCTGACCGCGGCGGCATCATCGCTGAGGTCCGCTCCGAGCTGGAGATGCACCGTCAGACCGTCACCGACCGTTTCTCCAACGGTCAGGACGTGGCTGACGCTGTGATGAACGTCAACCAGACGACGGAGGCCGCTCAAATTCTCGTGGCTCAGCGTCAGGACCGTCTGGGTCTGGCTGCTGCTCAGCTCCGCGCTCAGGCCACGCCAAACTCGAAGGACGCGTCGGACGTCGAGCTGCAGTACCTCGCCGCTGTCATGGAGTTCCTTCGTGGTGACGGTACTCGCGTTACCGACGTTCTCGGTGCTCCTGGCTTCAACCAGTCCGCCGCTCTTGAGAACAAGGTCTCGTTCCGTATGCCGTCGGCTCTGACCGACTACATCGACTCGAACCCCGGTCTTCGTCAGTACGTCATCGAGGACATCAATGCTCGGATGACGGCGAATACCTACGAGGCGGATGGTACTCTTCGTACCGGTTGGTGGGTCGGCTCGGACTGGAAGGTCACCACGCGCGACGCTCAGGGTCGCACTGCTCAGTTCACCCTGCAAACCGAGCGTATTGACGCTACCGGTGAAGACCAGACCGAGCGCGTCGAGACGAACCGTCTGACGGCGACGACGGACACGGCCTCTGACCAGCAGCAGACCGTGGCTGAGAGCTTCGGCTTCGACCCCGGCTACCGCGTTCGGAACAAGCCCCTCGACACCATCCTCCGGAAGCGGGGCTACGCGGCCCTCCAGGCGGCCTCTCGCGGCGCGTCTGTGGCCGGGGATACCCGGGGCATCAGGCCGCTCACCCGGGGCGCACAGACGCGCAGGTCGCGCGCCGCGCGGACGGTCCAGGGCTACCTCACCCCCATCGACCGGACAGGGTGGGAGCCGGATGACGTTGCAGCACAGGACGCTCAGGAGAACTACCGGCTCATCTACAACACCCTGGGGATGACGGCTGACGGTCGCTACCAGGACATGGTCGACTCTCTGGTCCGCCTGTTCTACCGTGCTGTGCACGACCCGAACAAGCCGGGCGTCGACCAGCTCAGCCCCGAGGAAGTCAAGCTCGCGTCAGAGCATATCCTCGCTCAGCTCGCCGCCGGTCGTGCTCCTGTCATGGAGGGCCGTATGCCGGTTCTCCACGCTGAGGTTCTCGACCTCATCGCGAGCCATGGCACCTGGGTTCCCGAAGGCGTAGAAATCGTCAACGGCAACCGTCGTGTCTCCCTGCTGGAGTGGGGTCTCGACACGACGTTCGCCTCCACGAGCGAGATTGCGCCTGACGGTCAACTGGAACTCGATGGTCTCATCCTGACCTACGAGAAGATGTTGGACGAGGGATTCTACTCTCCGTCCGCGTTCCCCGACGTGATCATGAAGATCATGGACCCGAGTACGGGCCTCTTCGTGAGTAGCATCGATCCGTTCACTCAGATGAAGCTGGAGCGAGGCGATCCCTACACGGACGTCAACAGCAAGCTCGACGTCACGGGTCTGACGAACCAGTCAGAGACTCCTGCCTCGAAGCTCTCGCTCGCGACTCAGACCGAGATGGCTCGTCGGAAGCGTCGGGACATCGAGCGCGGCGCTCAGATCGGTGGTCTCGACCGCCGCAACGTGAGCGAGATCGCGAAGAAGGGTCGTGGCTTCCGTGACGAGGTTCACTACACCAACGCGTTCTTCCGCGACTGGCACGCCATTCGGACCATCGTTCCTCAGCTCAACCCGTTCCTCTGGCTGTGGAACCCGGTCGACATGGCGGCACGCCTCTCTGCTGAGCAGGCAACGTCTCTCTTCAACGGCACGTCGACCGGTATCCTGGGTCGCGGTATCCGTCGGGGTATCTCGGCTCTGGCTGAGGTCAACCGCAACAACACGGACCCCGAGTCGAAGACCAAGGCGTTCCTCGAAGCACTGGGTATCCAGCAGCCGTTCATCACAGAGCAGGACTCTCAGCTGATGAAGGCAGTCACAGAGCGTCTCATCGGAGATGCTGAGTGGCGGTCGCACATCGCTCAGGAGACCCGTCACCGTCCGAACGACGCCATGAGCGGTCGTCGTGAGCAGGCTCTGCAGAAGGCTGTGGACGGGGTCTCGAAGATCCAGGACGTCATGCACGGCATCCCGCCGCGTACTCAGGCTCACATGTACATCAGCGGTATCCTGGAGCACGAGCGCGTCGAGAACCCGAACGTCACGGCCACCGACGTTCTGCTCCGTCTGCGGGACAACCCTCTCGCGTACCTGCAGGATGGTCCTCGATCGGCACACAACGTGGCGTCGAACAAGATTAAGAACGTCAAGGCCGCTGGTCAGACGACGGCGGGAGTTTACCTCAACTCCCTGCTCATGCCGCTCGCGTCCTCGTCCAACGGCATCGTCAACAGCGCGGCGAACACTCTCCTGATCCTGACCAAGTTCCGGAACTTCGCGTTCAGCTCTGCTCGCTTCCTGACCGGTGCCTACGGCTTCGATGCTGCCGCCGCGATCCTCATGCAGGGCCGGATCGGTGGACAGCGTGCTCGTGGTCTCCAGGGTCGTACCGGTAACCCGGGTCTGTCGACCGACTACATCGCTGAGGTCCTGGAGCACGCCGACCTGGCTGACGCCTTCCTCAAGACCGGCCTGTCGTGGACCGGCCTGTTCTTCGCGGGCATGGCGCTTGCGGCGTCCGGCATCACGGGCGAGGATGAGGAAGAGCGTCGTCGTCGCCGGATCGAACAGCTCAGCGGTCTCGGTGCGCTGTACGACCCGCGTGACATCGCGAACGACTTCCGCAACCGCGACGCGATCTGGCTCGAAGGCCTGGCGACCGTGCCCGGTCTCGGTTGGCTCTCTGCTCTCGCCCAGGTTCCGACCGAGCCTGGACAGCCCGAGCGTTGGCCTGTTCAGCCGCACTGGACGGTGAACTTCTTCATCTCTCCGATCATCGGTATGGCTGAGTTCTTCCAGACTGGCGAGTTCGGAGACCTTGTCCGAGGCTTCGAGAACGCGGTCGGTCAGATGCCGCTGGTCAACACCAACTTCTTCTGGGACGCGGTCAACACCAGTCACGAGATGTACATCGCGGCAACCAACGAGGTTCCGGAAGACCCAGGTCAGCTGGCTTCGGTCAACTCGCTGTTCCTCAAGATCTTCGGTACGCTGGAGAAGGCGACCTTCGAGCTCGCGTTCATCAACGAGCTGGTCTCGACGGTCGACACCTACAACCGCAACCCGTGGGGTCTGCCGGACCTGGACGAAGACGGCACGATCAACTTCGACCGCGACGGCGTCCCGACCCCGACTGAGGCGACCGATCAGCAAATCACGACCGACCCCGTTACGGGCCAGGAAATCATCATCGACAAGCGGCAGACCCGCTCGTACGATGAGGGTCTGTGGAGGAACTTCGCTCAGAACAACCAGACGTTCGCGTTCTTCGCGACGCTGGTTACTGGCTTCCAGTTCGGTAAGGGTGGCTCGTTCATGCGAGGCGACCAGACCGTATCGACCAAGACCATTGCCAAGGAAGAGCTGACCGACGAGGAAGCAGAGACCCTGATCCTCAGCGTGTGGGACCCTGCCAACGAGCAGGAAGTTCTCACTCGCGACGGTATGGAGAGCCTCATGCGCTCTCTGCACGCTGAGACCGTGCGTCCCGGCGATCCCGCTCTCCAGAACATCTTCATCACGTCCGAGCAGCGTGAAGAGATTCAGGAATCCCTCCAGACGAAGATCATCATGGAGGGCATGGAGGTCTACGGTCTCGACGCCGACAAGGCCGCTCAGCGCATGTGGGACATCTGGTACGGCCCGGACAACAACCCGTACGTCACTCCGCTGGCAGACGTAGTCTGGAACCGGGGCAAGTTCGCCGACGAGAACGGCATCCCCTACAACCAGACCACGACCTATCGTCAGCTGAACACGACGTGGGTCACCGGTCCTGACGGTCGTATGTGGGCGACCGGCGTCTCGCGAGGCACGCTGGCCGACTTCTTCTCGCCGTTTAAGGGCTACCAGGGTTCCGTTGGCGGCGGCATCCGTGGTAACCTTGACGTGGACGGTCTGCTGAACTCGACCGACCCCATGGCTCAGATCAACACGGGTATGCGCTCGCTGACTCGTGTCGATGACTCGCTGTTCCAGCCTGACGAGCAAGACATCCTCGACAAGATGGACGCGATCACCGACAAGGTCATCGACGCAATCAAGAACCTCAACGCCGACATGATGGGCAACAACGGCTTCGGTCGTGGTGGCTACGGCTTCGGTCGTCGTGGCGGCGGTGGTGGCGGTGGCGGTTACGGCGGCGGCTCGAACCCGTATATGCCGTTCCTGAACGGTATGCGGAACCCGTACATCGACAACGTGCCTCAGATCTACATCAACAACGTGAACCCGCGTCGCAACACGATCCGTCGCGAGCGGTTCTCCTCGGAAAAGGGAAGGCTGAATAACCAGCAATGAGCAGCGAATTCGAGCCGGTTCAGGACTTCTCTGACTGGTACACACAGACCCGTCTCTCCCACAAGGGCGAGCTCATCGTCGGTGGCTTCTCTGAGTGTGCGCGGCGGCGCGTGCATCAGTTCCGCGCGTACCGACAGGAGATGCGTGCCCGTGTCAAGGACTACTGGAAGTACGAGAAGCAGGCGGCGGCAGAGGTGGTCTCCGAGAAGGCCGACCTGCCGAACATCTCGTCCGGCGAGAACGCTGGCTTCATCCGGCGTATCGCTCGCAACGTCGTGCAGCACACGCCCAACGTGTTCATCCAGAACCAGTTCGATGACAACAGCATCCCAGGCATCCTGGCTAAGCACCTGCTGAAGACCAAAATCATCGGGGACGATCAGTACTCGAACAACATGCAGCAGAACCTCATCACGACGTTCCGTCGAGGTGCGTACCTCGGGTTCGACTGTGTCATCCCCGTGCTGAGCCAGGATGCTTCCGGTGCCTGGTACATGCAGTACGATACGATCAACTATCAGGACGTGTTCCCCGAGCCGGGAGCCAAGGACATCCGTCGCGCCAACGACGTGTATGTCCGGCGTTACCTGACCAAGGGCGACGTCGCAGCTCTGATCAAAAACCAGACGGCGGGTTGGGACCACACCGCTCTCAAGACGCTCATGGGAACCTCTCCCACGATGCGGGATCGTGTGGACCACGAGAGCAAGAAGCACTCGTACAACCCCGAGGCATACTCGGTCATCACCTGGTACAACGCGGCGGGCGACAACTTCCTCACGTTCGATGAGACGAACAACCTGCTGCTCCGGATCGAGAAGAACAAGCACCCGCTCAAGGAGCACCCGGTGTTCTTCTTCATCCCGGAGAAGGACGACCAGCAGGCTTACGGCAAGTCCCTGCTGTCGCTGACGTTTGGTCGGCAGGAGTTCCAGGACCTCTTCATGAACGGCTCCATGAAGATGTTCTACCGGAACATCAACCCTCCCATCATCGGATACGGTACGGTCAACGCGATCCCGAACCTGTCCCCGGGCAAGTACACGCAGATCAGCAACCCGAACGCCAAGGTCGAGGCGCTTGAGATCAACACTCAGGCGCTTATGATGTTCGGTCAGATCAGCCAGCAGAACGCCGCGAATATGGTCTCTCTGCTCGGTGCTGCCGATCAGCAGATGGCTGCTCAGTCCACCGGCGGCATGATGAGCCAGACGCCGCAGGGTGTCGAGGCGCAGCAGAGCATGGTCGATATCACGACCAACAACTACCAGAAGGCCATGGAGGAGTTCTTCTCTCGGTACTGCTCCTACGCCCTGACGATTTACTTCCAGGAGCTCAAGGGCACGAAGAGCGTCACGCCGTCTGCCGACACCCGCAAGGCCATGATCGACGCCGGTGTGCCCCCCGAGGCGTTCCTCCACCAGGAGCGCTGGGTCACCGACGAGGAGACCGGCAACAAGAAGAAGATTCCTGCCGATGGTACCGGTCTCAAGGACGGCACCCTCAAGATCGACTTCGCGGACATGGCGATTCTGTACTACGTGCAGTGCGTGCCCGGATCGCTGGTTGAGCTGGAGGACGAGAAGCAGCTCCGCATCCTCAAGGAGATCTTCGTCCCGCTCAGCCAGGCTCTTCCTGCCATGGCACAGGCTCAGGACGTTGACGGCTTCCGTGCCGCGAGCAAGGCCATGCAGTTCATCATCAAGAAGACGATCGAACTGTCTGGCTCTCAGCACGCGAACGAGCTGGTTCAGATCTTCGAAGGCCAGGACGATCAGGCCCAGAAGTTCACTGCACGTCTGGACGCTCTGGAAGAGGCCATGGGAGGTAGCCAGAGCACTTACGTCGAGGACGTGGAGGTCCAGGCGAGCACTTTGGAGACCATGCAGAAGGCTATCTCGGACCTCGCCGCTGTTACGGCGGGCATCGCCGCCCACGTCGGGATGACTCCCGCGCCGGGGGCTGGGGGGCATTCCGATACACCCGCGCCGGGGGGTCAGGCAACCCCGGCTCCGGCACCCGCGCTGGCAACGGCGTAGGGTATCATACCAGTAGAAGGACGCGCCTGTGTCCACCTCAGTAAGAAAGGAATCCTAAGATGGGAACAGCAGCTCCCGTTCAGAAGGACAGCCTGACACTCCATCAGCGCGTCCTGCACACGTACATGAAGATCGCGTCGCCGATCAACGGCATGTTCACGGGGAACGACCTCGACGCCGGTGAGTTCATGAACTCCCGCGTCATCGCCGTCCCGGACATCCGTGTCGACGACTACATCGTCGACGCAGAGATCAGTCGCATCGGCGTCTCCCACTACGAGGGCTCGGAGTTCACGGGCAAGTGGAAGAACGGCGTGCCGCCGATCGAGTGGCGTCAGTACTCCATGTCCCGTCACCGCAGCTTCGGCTACACGGTGTTCGAGGAGCAGGAGCGCTACTCGCCCATCAAGAACCTCCCGCAGGAGTACCTCGCGCGGAAGATGGCCACGACCGTCCTCCGCGACCACGACAAGTACCTCCTGCTCGCGATCGTCCTCGGTCGCATGACGGGCAAGCTCGTCGCGCGCACCAGCCAGGACCAGTACACCTCGGTCATCGAGAGCACGACCGGCATCAGCGCCGCTGAGGTCTCGTGCACCGGCAACCAGGCGGACTACAAGTGGATCGCGCAGCCGGGCGAGATGTCCGACAACGAGGTTCAGCCGTCGTTCGCAACGATCAAGGGCATGACCCTCGACTCGTCCGACCCGCTCAAGACGCTCGACGCCCTGACCACGATGTTCTCGGAGAACTGGTTCGACACGAACCTTCCGAACTCCGAGCGCTTCATGCTCATCACGTCGGCTCTCGAGCTCGCCTTCCGCGACCAGCTGATCAAGGCCGGCACCTACGTGGACGCCGGGTTCGACGTCTACAAGAACGCGGACACGTCCGGCGTTCAGGGTTCGGCGTTCTTCGGTCAGCTCCGCGGCTGGACGTTCGTCAAGATCCACCCCGAGTTCATGCCGAAGGTCTTCGTCGACGCGTCCAACGTGGTCGACCCCAGCCCGACGCTGACCGGTGTGGGTACCGCCGCTTCGCGCACGCTCAAGCAGGTCGTCGCTCTCGCCGCCTACAAGGGCTCCGCGCAGACGCACGACTTCTTCGAGGACAAGCGCGAGGAGGACGGTGGCACCCGGTTCAAGGGCAAGGAGTACGTCCAGGACATGTCGTACGACGCCTGGGTCATCGACCAGAAGTCGGAGGGCATCGTCCCCCTCTTCCTGCCGACCGACCTCGACGGCAACGGCACGACCGACGTGAACTACACGCCCGTCGACAACTCGTTCACGCGAGTCGCCGCCCTGCTCGCCGGTGCCCGTGCTCAGCTGGGTACGTCGCCCTCGGTCTACCCGGCCTCCGGTCCGAACGTCAAGAAGACGCGGCCCGAGTGGTACGAGTCGCCCTACACCGACACCAACGCGATCGACAACACGCTCCCGGTCAAGGAGACCGGAGACGTGGCGCACCGTCACCCGGTCCTTCCGGGCGACAACCCCGTCGACCGTCAGGAGCTGGCGGGCGCGATCGAGTCGATCGTGGACGGTGCCACCGCGCGCGGCAACGCCCAGGCAATCGCGATCGGCGACAAGCGTCGCTTCTCGACCGGTGCGCTCTACGAGGCGACCACGGCGGGCAACACCGCCGCCGCCGAGCCGAGCACGATCGGCATCGACATCGGCGAGACCGTCGTCGACGGTGCGGTCACCTGGCGGCGTCTGCTCTAAGGTATGATGGGATGGGGGTTTCGGCCCCCATCCCTCTACCGAAGACGTGACGTAAGGAGATCACAATGGATCCCGTAGAAGCTCTGCGACAGATCTTCCAGCAGATCAACGACCTGTCGGGCGGCGGCCTGGACATGCTGGACGAAGCCTTGGGTGGTGGCGGCGCAGGAGGCGGTGGCGCTGCACCCGAGGGCGAGGAGGTCCCTGCTCCTCCTGGTGCTACCGGCGCCGAATAAGGCAGGATGAACGGGTGTGAGGGTAGCGAATTCCTTCCCGCTGCCCTCACACCCATCACATGAAAGGAGAAAGCCGTGGCCTACACCGGCAACAGTCCCGTTGACGAAGTGATCCTTCGTCTGCAGGCACGTAAGTCTTTCTCTCTCGGCATCTGGATCGAAGACCAGAACGAGAACCCCCTCGACATCACGGGCTGCATCCTTCGTTTCGTGGCCCGCAAGAACGTTCCCAGCACTGTCAATGACGACAGCGGCAACCTGGTCACCAACTCCCAGGCCATTATCATGGCTCCCACTCTCGGCTACGCGGCCTTCAACTTCCAGGCCGCTGAGATGGACTGGGAGCCGGGTGACTATCTGTTCTCCATCGTTCTCTCCGACAGCGGATACACTGCCACGATCGTGCGTGGACAGATTCAGCTGGAGCAGAACACCGAGTTCACCAGCATCGAGGAGACCTACTCTCCTGCAGACCCGCCCACACACCTGCGGGCCATGATCCGTGAGGGCGTCGCTCTCAAGGTTCGCACTGGTCCCATGCTCGCTCCTGGCGAGGCGACGTTCACGAACGAAGACGAGAAGAAGCTCGATGAGCTGTACGCCGGGGCGGTCGCCGCTGGTCAAGTGCTCAGTGCAGATCTCATTCCTGACGGCGTCAGCAAGGTGATGATGACTACCGCTGAGCGCTTCAAGCTCGCGAACCTCACCCTGGAATGGGTGGATATCAACGGCAAGCCTGACTTCGGCGACATCATCACGCATGATGTGAGCGAGTTCGTTCTCAAAGGTCAGGGCGACGCGGGTGATATCGTCACCGGTACTCTGAACAAGAACCGCGTTCCCACCGTGATGAACCTCAACGGCATCAGCCACGGCACAGCCGCTCCGCCTTCCGGTAACCCGAACACCATCTATCTCAAGCATTCCTAGGAGTTAACATGGCCTCCTGGGATCATAGAGCGGGAACCAGCAATGGTGCCTATCAGCTCTATCTGTATGTTACTGAGATGTCGTTCGATAACACCGACCGAGGTATCACATACCTCAACTGGGAACTAGGCATCATCAAGGTCGGCTCGTCCGGTGGCTTCGCCTCGACCTCGAACAACACTGCTTGGTCTGTCAGCATGCACGGCAGTGGTGGAAACAACGGCGACCAGAACAGCACCGGCGGTTTCTCCTTCGCTGCCGGTGACGCTATTGGTACGCGACGAGTCATTGCTACAGGAGCAAACTGGTCGTTCATACACAACGCTGATTACAGTGGTCAGCTGAGCATCAACACCTTTGCTGCTGTTCAGACGAACATCAGTCTCGGTAACGCTCAGATCGGTTGGGGTAACGTTGCGTTCACGACGTTCTACCGTGATTCTCCTGCTCCTCCTGCTCCGACTCTCGTCTCTCGTGACAGCGACACTCAGCTGACCATCAAGGGCTACAACAGCTACGACTGGGGCCTTGGTGGTGTGGCTCCTGCCCACGTCCTCGCTCAATCCGACGTGAGCAACATGTCGGCTAACCGCGTGGATACGGTGTACCCGACGACCGGTGGCGGGCAGGGACACAACGTCGTCCGTAGCGGTCTGACGCCTCACAAGACCTACTACTTCACGAGCAACACCCGTGCCCGCACCGGCAACTACGCTGGCTCCGGCGTCCTGACTGTTCATGCTCGACCCAGCAAGCCGTCGCCGCCTGAGGTCTCCTCGAAGACTTCGACATCTCTCAACCTGACGACCGCCGCTCCGTCCTACGTCGGTGGTGGTCTTACCCAGCGAGAGACCCAGCTCAGCCTCGACGGCACGTTCGCAACCGTCCTGCAGACCAGCACCCATCTGACCGCTCCCGTCTTCAACGACCTGACACGCGTGCAGCCATACAAGCTCCGTACGCGAGTACACAACGGCGTCAACTGGAGTGACTGGAGTGACGTCGCGACGATCAACACTCCTGGTACTCCGCCTACGGCTCCGACCGGCTACACGGTCTATGACATCGCCTCGACCTCTGCCAAGGTGTCTCTCGGTTCTATCGCCGACAACGGTGGAGCTGTGCCGACCCAGGCCCGAGTGAAGGTTAGCACGACTCAGAGCGACGCCGGTCTCATCAAGACCGTGACGACGCCGTCCTGGTCCCCGACCCGCATCACCGGCCTCACTGAGAACACGCAGTACTACGTGTCCGAGGCCGCGTACAACGCAGTCGAGAACGGTGGATGGGGACCGTACGGAGCGTGGGTACCGCTCAAGACGACCAACCTCGTCCCGAACGGCCCGGTGCTGTCTCTCGACTCCGCGTCCGGCAGCTTCGTGACGCTGGAGTGGGTTGCGCCCACAGACCTCAACGGTGCAACCATCGCCAATTACAAGCTTCGCGTCGGCTCGAACGAGGCGCTGACCGCGAACGTGCAAGAGTTTACCGTCCCCGCCGACACGTTCAGTCAGGTCGTGACCGGTCTGACCCCTGCCTCGAACTACTGGGCTGAGGTCTGGACCGAGACCGACAAGGGACGCGGCTCCGGCTCTGCCCTGTTCGCCTTCTCTACGACGGGTGGAGGCGGATCGACCAGCGGTCTCTGGCTCAACATCGCTGGCGTCAACACATTCTGCGAGGTCTGGTATAGCGGCGCGGACGGCGTGCCGAAGCTCTGCGAGGTCTGGCACAGCGGTGCAGATGGTACTCCGAAGCTGTGTGGTGCATGATGCAGACTCTGACCAACTCTCCCCAGGAAGCTTCCGTCATCGAGGCAGAGGCTCGCAAGTCGTTCAGCTTCGCGATCTGGCTCAAGGATCAGAACGGCAACCCGACTGACATTACAGGCACCTCGACCACGTTCACGGTCGGTACCATCGACCGCTACGGCGTGTCGACCGTCCTGTTCTCCAAGACCGCTGACATTCAGGCTCCGACTCTCGGTTACGAGACCGTGCATGTTCAGGCTTCCGATCTGAACCTCAAGCCGGGAGTCTACCAGTTCACCACGACTCTCCGCATCCAGGGTTACAGCGTCGTGCTGCTCAAGGGCGACTTCAAGGTCCTGCAGAACACCGAGTTCGCCAGTGTCGACGAGCACTACGTCGTGAACAACCCGGCTCAGAACCTCGAGATCACTCTTCGAGATAAGCTGAACGTCCACATCAAGCTCGGTAGCGTGCTGCCTCCGAACATGACGATCCCCACCGACGCGAGCGACGCCGGTGTTGCGGCCTACATCAACAACCAGTCAAGCCTCACGTTCCAGGCGCTCAACGGTCTCTTCGTCACTGAGGTCGAGCTGGACGAGCACACCGAGTGGGTGAGCGACCAGCTGGCTCTGACGCTGGACGCCGCCAACGACTACGCCGATGCTGGTCTGGCTCTCAAGGCGAGTATCACTCAGCTGAACCTGAAGGCTGACAAGACTTATGTCGACAGCCAGGACAACGCTCGCGTGGCTCGAAGCCTGTACACTGCTAAGGGACAGATTCTCGCAGCAACGGCGGCAAGTACTCCATCTGCCCTGCCCGTCGGTAGTAACGGTCAAGTCCTTATGGCCGACTCGACTCAGACCCGTGGCATGAAGTGGGACGACGTTACGATGTCGGCCCGTGCCAAGGGTGTACTGGAGGCGAGCTACCGGGGCGGTCCTGCCAAGGTGAAGGTCGACGGAGTCCTGTCTTCCGAGGCGTACAACTGGCTCACGCCCTACGAGCCTGGTTCTTCTCGTGAAGTGCGACTCGAGAAGTTCGGATCGTCGTGGCTGATCACGGGACAGACGGAAGAGAACTCGGTCCCTCTCCAGCTGCAGAACAACTGGATCACCTACACCGAGCTGGCCGTCACGACGACCTTCTCTACCGTTCCTCGCGCTGTCAAGCTCCCGAGCGGTATCGTCGTCCTAACCGGTCTGCTGTATGTTACGGCAGCTCCCGCAGCTGGTAACCTCATTTTCGTTCTTCCTGTAGGAATGCGTCCTGACTACGACCTGCTGTACAAGGTCGAGATGGCAGATCAGGCTCGCACGATCAACATCAGGGCAAACGGCAACGTCGAGGTGTACGGTAACGGCTGGCCGTCTAACTACCTGACCCTCGACGGCATCGCGTTCCCCGCCGCTGGTGTGGCATCTTGGACGGCTATCACAACGTGGGCAGCGAACTTCGATCGCAACCCTGCATGGGACGCGGCGTATGGTGTTCCGGCGTACTGGAAAGACCCGTACGGGTTCGTGTGGTTCCGAGGACTGGCACGTGTTGCCGTCGCTACCAGTGCAGACGACACCCGCATGTTCAACCTTCCTGCCGGGTACGTAGCCGATCAGCCTCAGCACATTCGTACTTCAGGCAACGATTCTTATGCTTCGGTTCAATTCATGAACCAGGGTCTCAACTGGAAGGCCGCTTCTCCTGGAACAGTCGGTACATGGATTTCCCTTGCCGGAGTGATTGGTGTGACTGTCGAGGCGGGACTCAACAACCCGTGGAGGATCTTCCATCGCTTCGGTAACTCGTGGGCGAACTACAATACCGCGAACTTCCCTGCCGCGCAGTGGCTTCTTCGCGAAGACGGTCTCCGGATGATCAGAGGACTGCTCACTGCTGGTACTCTCGGACAGCGTGCTACCGTCACACCGACCCCCGAGATGTGGCCTCGGTATGGTAGACTTATTCTGCCGATCGTGTCGAACCTCGCTCGTGCTCGAATGGATATCTCTTCGGTGGATGAGCGTAGTACGGGTGGAACGCCCTACGAGGTCGGAGCAATCATCCACACGCAGGGAGCCTCCAACTGGTACTCCTACGATAGCGTAGTCTGGACAACTTAAGGACAATCATGGGTTACAAGATTGTGACAGAGGTCGAGGTTGCCGAAGGCACCGATGCCGTCGGCATCTCTTCCGTACTGTCGTACGTTCTCAACACAAGCCTCCAGGGTGTACCTGGTGTAACGTCAGTGAGCATCACCGAGCTCACTGCTATCGAGGAAGGATCCACCAATGCCTGACGTCAAGGGCGGGTATCTCCGCCCCACCACGACGCCCACGGTCAGCTGCTCTTGGCAGTGCCACCGTGACCGTCCCACTCCCAGCACGGAGCCGGGTACCGACTTCGCGTGTGCATACGGCTCTCAGCTGTTCGCTCCCGAAGACGGAGTCATCGTCGATGTCAAGACCAGCACCAGCGGTGCAACCGGTCGTTACATCACGATCGACCTCAACGACGGGCAGCGTATCCGTCTCCTCCATCTGAAGTCGGTCGTGGTTGGTAAGGGCACCCGTGTGACTCGTGGTCAGCTCATCGCCTACTCCGGAGCATCCGGCTTCGGCAAAGAGTGGGGCTACGGAGCACACGTCCACGTCACCCTGTGGGCGAGCCACGGTTACACGTTCGGCAAGAACGCCACGCTCGACTTCTTCAAGCAGATGGGTGCAGACAACGACGGCAACATGCCCGTCCCGTCTGAGCTCGTCAAGGCTGAGCAGATGTTCCTCAACGTCGCTCAGGGCGAGAAGCTCACCGTCGATGGTTACCTCGGCGACCTGACGCGTGCAGCGATCAAGCGCTACCAGCAGTACCTCACGGGTCGCGGCTGGTACAGTGGCAAGATCGACGGCGACTGGGGCGCAGGTACCCAGGCCGGACACGAGAAGCGGTACGCTGAGTGGGTCGCGCAGACCCAGGCTCCGCCTTCCCCTCAGTACCACAACGTCACGCTGGACGACATCGCGTCGATCGGCAACGTTGAGGGTCTGCAGAAGATCGCTCGTCTCTACCTCGCCCAGTCGGTTGACAACCGGTGGGGCGACAAGAGCAAGCGGGGACTGCAGATGTTCCTCAATGCCAACTACGGTGGCTCGCTGGTTCACTGGCTCCGCTCCAAGTGGGGTTACGTGGGCAACGACCAGTTCGGTCCCGTCATGAAGGCAGCCCTGCAGCGCGCGAACGAAGCCAATCGGCGGGCGCTCTAACAACAATCCCTGGAGGGGGACATGACCAACGTGAGCGAAGACACTGCAAGTATCGCAGTTCTCTCGACCAAGCTCGATCACGTCACTAAGACGATGGAAGAGATCAAGATATCCATCGCTACAAGCGCAACGATCCATGTCACCCGTAGCGAATGGGAACTGCGTAACCAGACGGTTGATGAGCGCTTCATCAACTCACAGCGTGAGCGAGACGAACTCCGTCTTCTCATCGCTGCTCAGGACGCCAAGAAAGCACCTTGGTGGACTGTCCTCGCGGCGTTCGGTTCGATCGTCGCAATCATCGGTCTGACCCTTCAGTGGATCCCACAGATCGTAAACCCCTAAGGAGAAACAATGAGTGACGTCACTCCCACCCCGTCCGAGACGCCGAACGTCGTCATCGAGGACCCGAAGACCCGGAAGAAGCTGAACACCGCGCTCAGCATCCTCCTGCTGGTCATCGCCCTCGTGTCGATGTTCTGGTTCATCTTCCCGGAGGCCGCGCCTGAGGGCGACCTCGCGTCGCGCATCGAGCGCTTCATCACCACGGCAGTCCTGCTGGTGAGCGCCTGGTTCGGCCTCGGCGTCACCAACCGCAACTACCCGAAGTTCTGAGCTTCGCGGTATAATTCGACTAGAAAGGAGTAGCCATGGCCCTTTGGGATGACATCGTCAGGACGTTCACGGGCGGCTCTGCTCAGCCAACCCCGAAGAGGTCTGGCGCTATCTCCAAGGCCACGTCCGCCGTTGCCCGTCCCAGCACCCCTCGTAGTGCTGCACCTGCTCAGCCGAAGTTCTCTTCGGTACTGGAGCCTACGCAGCCTCAGAGTGCTGGTCGTGGTGGCGGCGGCGGGCGTGGCATGGTCGGAGCGTCTGTTGGAGGCTCGTTCTCCCTCCCCACGGAGACCAAGCCCAAGGACGACGAAGACGCTCTGACCGAAGTCGCAACCACCAAGGTCGAGCAGAAGCCGAAGTTCAACTTCTGGGATGACCTCGGTGCGTACTTCACCACGCCGGTCGAGGGTAGTGTCTTCACGTCTCCTGGCATCGCGGGTGCTGCACAGCGCAAGCACGACGCTGAGAACGCTCGGACCGAGGCCGGTCTCAAGCCCGGCGACATTCCGAACAACGAACAGCTCAAGCAGCTTGGCCGGGATGACGAGATGGTGAACGTGGATGGAAATCTCGTTCCTCTCAATGGCAGTCCGCAGGGCAACGCGACCGCAATCGGTCAGGCCCAGGCCGCTGACACACAGACCGCTCGTAACACCTTCAACACCAACGTGTCGAACGGCTTCGCCCGTGTCACTGTGCGCGAGCTGTCTCCCGAGGAGTGGGCCGCACTCTCTCCCGAGCAACAGCAGAGCGTGTCGGCAACGTACGCGCTGTTCAAGGCATCGCAGGAGGACCAGGCATCGGAGCTTCCGAACGATGCCGCCGCCGACTACAACGACGTCGTGACTGCTACGTTCGGAGCGAAGGGCAACAGCGACACCTACGCTCCGGCCACGGTCGCTCTGCTCCAGGAGCTTGGCTACAAGAACGAGTCGGCTGATCTGGATCAGTTCATCGATCGTTCGGCTCTGCCCAGCTACGAGGACATCCTCGGTACCTCCACAGGTACAGGAGCGGCGGAACGTCAGAGCGTCGCTCAGGGTCTCGCATCGTCGGCGCTGTTCGACAACCAGACCATCACCGACTCGCTGGCGCAGGGACAGGATCTCATGGACGCGCTCCGAGTCTCCGGCGCTGTCAGCAACGAGTTCAAGCGTCTGAGCGGTACCACGTCGGACTACAGCTCGTTGACCGACCAGGACTTCGAAGACTTGAACACCCTGCTCAACAACCTGTCGAACCGGCAGGTCTTCGCTCGTCTCGACTCCGAACCCGATCTGGGTCAGCGTCTGAACGACAGCATCGCTCTCGCCAACGAGATGTACGGTGCTGACCTCGTGTCCCGTTACTTCACCGAGGCTCTCGGTACGTTCGACGACACGACCAACTACATGACACCGGATGAGTTCTACCAGAACTGGATGAGAGGATAATCATGGCCGGTAAGAACAGCGGCGGAATCTTCAACAAGGACGGCACGCAGTCAGACCGCATGAGGCGGCCTGGCGGCGGCGAGACGTTCGGCAACCTCGGCAAGACGAAGGGCGCGGGTACCTTCAACCGCACCGTGGCCGCACCTCCGTCGACCAACCCCCAGGGCGTGCTCACGCCTCGCGACGTCACCGGTGGCGGTACGCCTGGTGGCGGCGGTCCCGGGGGTGGAGTCGGCGGCATCAGTGCAGCTGAGGCCACGGCTCGTCGTTCGGGCAAGGAGCGCAGCGCGAAGGAGAACGCGGCGAGCCAGGCAATCATCGACGCTCTGCTCGGCTCTCTCGTCGGGTACGAGAAGGGTCGAGACCAGCAGCTCGCGAACGCCGACAACGTCCTGAACCAGTCGCTGGAGGGAATCCTCAACAGTCTCCGTCTGGCTACGCAGGACTATGAGGAGTCCGGCAAGGCGAACGAGATGGACCAGGCGTCCAAGACCGCAGCCAACGTGACCAACCGTGCTCGGGAGCGTGTCTCTCTTCTGCAGCAGGCTGCAAGCCAGGGTGCGGGCGAGACCGACCAGCTCCGCTCGCAGATTCAGGCGTTCCTCAACTCCGACGCCAACCAGCAGGAGACGGAACGCTCGTTCTTCGACACTGAACGGTCGATCAACGCTCAGATCGCGGGTGCCAACAGCCAGGCAGAGACCTCGCGTCGCTCTGCCTGGAACTCCAACCAGGAGGCCAAGGCATCGGCATGGGCTGAGTTCTGGAAGAACCGTGGAGATGTCTTCACGAACATCCAGCGCACTCAGGCCCAGAACACGAACGTCGACGACGACTACACCGAGGGCTTCTCGGCTCGCCTCGGCGGGTATGACCCCGTCAAGGAGGCGGCAGACGCCGCAGGTCGGACCTACGAGGTTCAGAAGCAGGATGACGAGTTCTTCCGTCGCGGTCGTGCAGACCTCCGCAACAAGCGCTCGACGTCGACCACCCAGGCCGGTGCCACGAAGATCACGGCACCGAAGGCAGCAGAGGGTGCAACCCTGAGGGGACGGAACTGGTAATGAGCAACTACGATGTCGCACTGACGCTCGATGAGGCCGTGGCTGAGGTCATGGGCCTGCTCGTCGACAACGACCTGGAGCTGATCCCTGAGCTGGATCGTTACCAGTCGGTGACGAGGGCGCTGAATCGCGCTATGCGTGACATCGCGCTCGAGAATGAGTGGTCCTACTACTCGTCTGTGGAGAACGTCGGTGTGGCTCACCATGGCGACCGCACCGTCGTTCTCCGCAACGCCGTCCGTCCTCGCATCATCAACGATGACGCCGTCCGACTGGTTCACCCTGTCACCGGCGCTGTCTGCGTGTGGGCCTACTGGCTGCCTCGCGACGCCCTGCACAAGTACACCGGTTACGACCTCAAGGCCGCGCACACTCGGAGCTCGATCGAATTCTCCCGCCCGTTTCTGGAGGGTGAGGACGGTCTGGAGATTCATGTCCCGGTCATGCGCGAGCCTCGCATGTTCCGTCTGCCCCCGCGTCCTGAAGACCCCGAAGCAGAGCTTCCGATCGTTCCTGAAGACGTGCGGAACCAGGAAGTCGACTTCGACTATCCTGACCTGGTCGTTCGTCGCGCGGCATGGGCCTACGCTCAGACCAACCCTCTGTGGCAGACCCGTGTCCAGACGCTGGAAGCGAGCTACAACGACCTCAAGTACGCCCTGGTCGAGCGTGACCAGCGTAACACTGACACCCCGTACCAGAACGAGTGGACGATGGGTATCGAGGGCGCGGCGACTGGTACTCGTGGTCGTGCACACCGTCCGTCCTCCGACTCCTGGAACCTGATCTAAGATGGCTGAAAAGAAGATCCCGGCTCCGATCGACCGTCCGCTGGCTCGCTCGTACCTGCGTGAGTTCAGTGGATGGTCGACGGCGTACCCTCCCGGTCTCTCTGACCCGACTTCCCTGCGGGTCATGGAGAACGTCTACGTGACCCGGGAGGGTGCAGCCCGGATTCGTCCTGGCATCCACTCGATCTTCACCGAAGACTGGTGGCTCGGCAACGCGGGCGAGACCATCGTCGGCTCGTTCGAGCACTTCGTGTACGACTCTACCGGCAAGGTCGCCCTGCTGTTTGCCGTGAAGCAGAGCATGGGGCAGGTCGGCTTCCGCGTCGTCGTGTACAACGAAGCTACCAAGCGCTTCGATGACCAGCCCGGAGTGTTCCCGAGCGTGGCGTTTGGCGGCGGGACCAAGTACGTCAAGTACCTCCAGATCGACAACAAGATCCTCGCGCTGTCGGACGATCCCGATGAGCCTGCCATTCTCTTCCAGGTCGGCGCAACCAAGAGCGCCAAGAAGGTTCCTGCTGCAGGTATCGAGATCACTCCGAGCCTGTGGACTCCGACCGTGCTGCACCCGGAAGCGGCCTGGATCGACACGGCGACCAAGGTCACTCGTCCCACGGGCGCAGAGACTCCGACGCCGCAGACCCTCGTGGGCGCGTTCCCGAGTCTCGGTACCGCAACGACCGCCTCCGGTCAGCCCTTCACCCTGCCCGGACACGGTCTCACGCTGAATCAGGCGGTCATCCTCAAGGGCACGACCGCGCCCACGGGCTTCACCATTGGTAACACGTACTACGTGCGAACGATCCCGACCAAGGATCAGTTCACGGTCTCTGCCACTGCCGGTGGATCGATCGTCAACCCGACCTCTGCCGGTGCTGGGCTCAGCTTCGAGTACGGTCCCAAGGCAGACGGCTCTGCGTGGGAAGACCCGAACATCTACTCGTTCGGGTACTTCATCACGTTCGAGACCGAGTTCGGCGAGAGTGTCGCGAGCGAGATTCGCACAATCAAGACCCAGCGAGGCTGGAGCCAGTGGAAGTTCAACTCCCCTGACGCCGCCGGTAACCCCGAAGACACGATCGTCGTCGACGCAGAGATGGCCATGGACCAGCTCGTCGTCATGATCCCGCTCGGACAGTACGCTTCGATGAAGGCTCTCGGAGCAATCCGCTGGAACGTTTACATGTTCACCTGGAACGACACCAGTCCCGTCCCCTCTGTGGCGACGCTCGTCGGGTCTCGTGACATCACCACTGCAGGTACGGAGGCAACAGAATCGTGGATCATCAACAGCGCTGCCGCTCTCGCAGAGAGCTACGTCGTGCCGGTGCCCAACGACGAAAACCGCGTGAACTATTCTGGGGGACCTACAGCACGACAAGGTATCGCAGCTGGCGATCGGCTGATCCTTGTTAACGACGGCATCAACCAGGCTCTGATTCGCTGGTCGGCCAACGTTCCGAACGAGTACACGAACTTCTCTCCCAGCAAGGGCGGCGGTACCAAGGTGCTGTCGAGCGGTAACCTCCTGGTTCCTCTGAACGTGCAGCTGTGGCAGAACCCACAGGCTACAGACACGCTCACGATCACGTGTAAGGGTCTCAATGGCTATCATGCAGCTTACTACATGGCTCCGGCTTCGGTCAGCGGTCAGTCTGACTCCACCCTCATCATGGGGTTCGAAGAGACCACGGCCACCCCGGGTACTGTCTCCCCGTACGGGGTCGAGGTCCTCAACAACAAGCTCTACCACCCACTCGAAGCAGAGCTCATGGCGAGTACGGCAGCGAACTACTCCATCAGCCACAAGACGATGACGAACGACATCGCCAACAAGTGGCAGCGACTGGCAGACAAACAGAACATCATCTCTGCCCAGCACGACGGTCGGCTGTACTACGTGGTGCACAACCCCGACGGCGAGACGCTCGAAGACGGCTGCATGGGTAACGAGGTCTGGGTGCTGGACGTGGGCACGGACTCTCCCACTTGGAGCCGGTGGCTCGTGCAGGGTATCGCGCTCCGGAAGCTCCAGATCGGCGACAAGCTGTACATGGCTATCGTCAAGCCCGACGCGATCTTCATCTTCGATGAGCTCTCCTACGCGGACGAGTACGCTGAGGGCGCGGACACCCTGCTTCGCAACATTCCCTGGAAGCTGGAGACCAACACTCTTGGTGCCAACCGTGCTCATGACGCGTGGGCCAACCTGTACCAGGCGCAGGTTCATGCAGGTGACTGGATCGGCTCTTTCGAGTGGGGTATCCGTGGTACAGATGTCCACGGAAATCGTGTCGAGAAGAAGAAGATTTCTCACACTCCGCAAGACAATACTGGCGTGGTGCTGACGAACGGTGTGGTTAGCGGCGGCGTCGATCTGGGCGACGCGACCGACTGGCTGGAAATCAAGCGCGACATGATGGAGTGGACGTTCTTCGTGAACTCCATCTCCAAGGACGGCGTGGTTCAGATGAGCTACGGTCAGCTGGACTTCGTCCAGTTCATGCTGATGCAGCTCTCGACCAACGTCAACACCGAGCTCGGCTCGATCGAGACCTTCGAGTATCGTCGGAACGCCCGCATGGGCAACAACAACGTCACGCGCAACGGTATCCCCATGCCGATGAGCACAACCCGGCCCTAGAAAGGATTATCATGGCTGGTCAGGAAGTCAAGATTGTCGACAAGACGGAGGGCGTGCAGCACGTCCACATCGTGTCCATCTCACAGGGTGCGGTGCAGTACATCGGCAGCATCATCACACCGCTGAGCATCGGTGCAGCTAGTGCTGCAGACCTGAACAACGTCTTCGGACGTACGCAGGAGATGACGGCCGCAGAAGCCCAGGCCGGAACCGAGACCGCTGTTCGGTCCGTGTCGCCCAAGGTGCTCCACGACGAGATCGCTCGTCAGATCGCTGCAGCACAGCTGTGATGAAGAGGCTGCTCGGGTTCCTGAAGAACCCCGTCTTCATGATGTGGTTCAACGGAATCGGAGCAGTCTTCTTCGCTGTACTGATTGTTCCGTCCCTGATCCTCGGGTGGATCAGCAGTACAGAATTCATCTCTGTTCTCTCCATCTGGGCGCTCACTGCATCACATCTTGCCGCTTGGCAGGGTGCTCACGCTGAGAAGAAGCAGGACGAACAGTAGCCCGGTCGCCCGGTTTCCGGGGTAAAATGGCGTGAGTGGCCGCGAATGGCCCCCAACCGCCCCGACCTTGGAGATCACTGTGGCACCGTCACTCAGAAGCCAGTACTGGCAGCAGCTCAAGCTTGCTGCTGAGATGGGTATGCCCATCAAGTTCGAGAAAGCTTTCGTCAGCTACACGGAAGCAGAGCTCAAGGCCCTCGTCGATCAGCACCTCGGTGAAGGTGTCATCGTCGTGGATGACCCCGACGATCCCGTGGAGGATGCGACGGCTCAGGCGTTCGACCTCGCACGGGCCATGTGGGACGGTACCGCAGACGCGGCCACCGGCCCGTCTCCCGCACAGCCGGGGCCGGGGGCATCCTCCCCCCTTACGGCGGGGGTTGCGCGCGAGAGCGGGGCACAGGCGGCCACTCCGGACCTCCGTCCTCCGGTGAAGGAGTGGGGCAACTACGCTCCCGAGACCTTGGCTCGTCTCTTGGGCGTGCCCTTCAACGACCAGGCATCCCGCCGCGCTGGTCTCACGTTCAGCACCCACGGCCCAGACGACGTGCTGCGTGTGGCCTCGGACGGCAAGGTCTGGTACCAGGACGAGGTTCCCAAGCCCGCGATCCCGATGCCTCGCATGCGTCGTCGTCTGCGGTACATCAACACCGGCACCAAGACCGTCGAGCGTCGTGGTGCAGACGGACGACTCGATGAGTCCTTCGAGGTTCCCGGAGACGGCCACGACAGCGGTGAGATCCTCATCACCCTGCCCTCGTTCCAGGTCGGCATCTATTACGACCCCCGCCTCCCGTTCCGTGTGCACACGTACAACGGTCGTCGTGGGTTCGACTACATGGACGTCATCCGCTTCTACGGCGGGCTCGACCTCGTCCCCACGTCCATCGCGACCGTCTATGTCGGAGGAGACCTCTGCTACGACATCAACAAGACGCGCGACACCATGGAGCGAGAGCTCCGCGAAGCGAAGCTTGGAAGGAGCTAAGCCATGCAGAACGAAGATCCCACCAACATCCCCGTCATCGAGGAACTTCCGTACGAGCAGGAAGAAGAGATCGTCACGGACGAGGACATCCGCAACATGCCGGAGTTCCAGGACGCGATGAACTCTGCCGAGACCGGCCAGTACTCGAACCCGATCTTCAAGATCTGGGAAGAGATCCTGGAAGAGGCCATGAAGCAGGTCTCCGGCGTGGTCACCATCCCCCTCGCTGACGGCCTCCTGCGTCAGTGGCCGTGGCTCCGTTACAAGGACCTGCCTCAGTACTTCACGACCCGGCACAAGATGCTGGAGGAAGCGCTGGAGCTTCTCCGTGCGCAGTACCCCTCGGACAAGACGCCCGAGGAGCTGTACTCGGAGAACGTCGACGACTGGGAGCTTCACAAGAAGCTCTACATCGACGTCATCGTCGCGTGGACCCAGCTCGCCAACCACTGGTCCGACCAGTGGGAGGAGATTCCTCTCCACCGTGGCGACAAGGGCATCCTGCACGCGTCCGTCGCAGACACGACCGCCCTGCTGGTCAACCCCACGTCGGGTCTGGTCGAGCAGCTCCGCAACCTGGCGGGCTTCCACATCAGCACCGAGGAATCGGCGCTGATGCAGGCTCGAATTCACGGTGAAGTCGATGAGTGATGCATCAGCAACCACCCCGCCTCCGGCACAGGAACCCTACGTTTCTGGCATTGACCCAGCGTTTTCGGCAGCTTGGGGTCTCGTATACTCTGAAGAGGAGCAGGAAGAAACTCCTCAAGGAGCAGAGACTCCTGAACCTGGTGGAGATGGAAGTCCGGCACCGGCTGCTCCGGCTGAAGGAGCTCCAGCAGCAGCAGGAGATGCTGCAGCACCGGCTGGAGGAGCTGAGTCCAAGGGTATCCCCAGCGCTCTTGAGCTCATTCAGAAGCTCCACGGAGGCGACAAGCCTGCCGAAGACGGTGACGGACAATCCGGAACAGGTGAGGCTCAGCCCGAGGGTGCAGGAGTTCCTGACACTGCCTCCGAAGGAATCGACCCCGCCACAGTGATTCCGGCGTTCGCTACGGCGAGCGCAGCAATCACCGAGCGTCTGGAGAAGACCTTCAAGGCTCAGGCTTTCCAGGAACTCCAGAGCGAGATCGACCCGAAGTTCGTTGAGGCTCTGCAGCTTCGTCCCATGCAGATGGTCGGCATGGAGGTTCCCTCCGTCCGCCGTGGCGCGGGCAAGGACGAGATGATGAAGATCCTCGACTCCAACATGGCTCGTGAGTGGCAGGAGACAGTCAACGGCCTCATCGAGGACGAGATCGACGACAAAGTCAAGACCAAGACGGAGGAAGCTCGCGGAATGACTTCGGTCATTCAGAGCTCGATCCTGCTCGGTCAGAACAACCCGGACCTGATCCCCGGCACGAAGGGCTTCAACCCTGAGCTGGCTGCACGGTTCGTGAAGTTCGCCAAGGCGTACGAGGTCCGGACCGCGAACGGTGTCATCGGCTACCAGGTCGATGTCCAGCCCCTCGTCAATGAGCTTCGTGAGGCTATTGCAGCCGAGCGAGGAGCAGGTGACGCGAACAAGAAGAACGAAGAACGTGCTGCTCAGCAGCGTGCCCAGGCAGCGGCTCAGCCTCGAACCACGGAGGGCAAGTTTGACGCTCCGCAGGCGGGTATCAAGTCGACTGCCGGGATGGCAGGAGAACCGGAAGAGAGCTTCGGCGACTTCTGGCGTGCCGCTGGCATCCTGCCTCCGGGCATGAACCTGAGTATCTGAGACCGGGAGGGTGACTCTTCCCCACGGCTCCCCCCGCCGTACGAGTCACCCTCCCTTCAAGACTTCCTGAACGCGTCAGGGAGAGATAAGGAAATCATGACCGCTGCAGAGGATGCCAAGAAGAAGGCCGAGGCCGAGGCGTCGAAGATCGTCAAGGACGCCGAGACCAAGGCTGAGAAGATCGTCAAGGACGCCGAGGCCAAGGCCGAGAAGATCATCGACGACGCCAACGAGGAGGCGGCCAAGTCGAAGGCCGACGACGGCGACAAAGAGGACACGGAAGACCGGTCGTACAACGATCACTTCAACGACCTCTACGCCGCCGTCAGCCGTCAGGTGCCGGACAGCGTCGACAAGGAGATGACTCTCCGCTCGATCGCCGGTCTCCAGGCCGAGACCCGCTCCATCCACACCAAGGCCTGACATGACCCAGCTCGTCTTCCCCAAGTACTACAGGCCGCGACCGTATCAGGCTGAGCTTCACTCCTGTTTCCGGAATAACCGTATCGGCATCGGAGTCTTCTCGCGTCAAAGCGGGAAGGACACAGCCATGTCGATGGAGAACGTCGACGCGCGCCTGAAGTACCCGAAGACGACTGGCGTCTACGTGGGCACGGACATCCCCTCCATCCGCAATATCCTCTACGACAAGACGTACTGGGACTCTGAAGCAGGAGTCCAGGTGCGCATGCTTCAGGACAACGTGCCTTCGGAGCTTGTCGACTGGAAGGACACGCGGATGGAGGGGAGGTTCACCAACAAGTCTGTGCTGAAGCTGGAGGGTTACTTCCAGAGCGGCAAAGACCAGAACGGTGTTGGTACGTCATTCGACGACTACTCGTTCACTGAGCTTTCCCTCTTTGTTCGAGAGAACCCCATCCCGCGTCTGATGCCCATCATTGACTCGGAGAATGGTCACAAGCGTCTGATGGTCGTTGCCACTCCTCGTGGCAAGCGCAACAATCCGCTGTGGACCCTGATGGAACTGGCCAAGGACCGCAAGGACGCCCAGGTGCTGGTCCGCACGATCGATGATCTGAACGCGATCATGCAGAAGAACGGCCTCGCTCCCATTCTCACCGAGGCTCAGCTGGAGCAAATCGCTGAGAACTACCTCAAGCTCTTCGGCAACACTCGAATGTTCGAGCAGGAATACCACTGCTCGTTCGAGGAGATGGACTCCGCCGCCGTCTATGGTGAGGCGTTCGCTCAGATCCTTCGAGACAAGCGCTCTCAGGCTTTCAACTGGGATCGGTCGCACCCGATCTACGTGGCGTTCGACATCGGCTCTGCCGGTGTTCACTCGGATGCTACGTGTTGGATTGCGTTTCAGTACTTCAACAACAAGCTCTTTCTCATCGACTGTGGTGAGGGACATGGCAAGGCTCTGCCGGAGTACGTGGATGAGCTGCAGACTCGCCCGTGGTATCAGCAGCTCGCACAGATCGTTCTGCCCTGGGATGGTGACCACCACGAGGTAGGTATCCGCGAGACCCCGGCTGACATGATGCGTAAGCGGTTCCCGAACGTGGCCGTGCTCGGTAAGGGCACGAACATCTGGACAGTGCGCGGACTGCCCACGTCCGGTACCGCTGACATCATTACGATGGTTCAGCAGGTTCGACTCATGCTGTACAACACGTACATCAACGGTCTGACCGAAGAGGAGAAGACGAAGGGCGTCACACCCCGTCCCAACTGCGACCGTGTGCTTGAGTGCTTCGAGAACTACAAGTACGCCTACAACTCCAAGCTCGGTGAGTGGTCTCCATTCCCGGTGCACGACCAGTACTCCCACATGATGGATGCTCTCCGTTACGTGGTTCAGGCTATCAAGGAGCTCGATTTCTTCGGTGGCCAGCTTTACGATCCGAGCGCGCCTCAAGCCTCGGATTCCTACGTGGACGACTGGAAGGGAGTGTGGGCATGAGGTTCACACGTCGTACATACAAGGCCGCACTCCGTCGAGCATTCGATCTGGAGTTGTACTTCTTCCGAGGATGGACAGCGGCGTTCTGCGGGCCTGAGAAGTACCGCAAGGCCGCACGTACGACCAACCTCCTGCTCGCTCGACGCAAGAGGGAGTGTGGTATCTGATGCCCCTCGCTCGTCACAAGACAGTGCGTCAGGCTCTCCAGGCCGTCGAGCACAGTCCGGGGTGGCCGAACGACAGCTTCGAGAGCCGGATGAACATGCCGGTCCACGAGATGGTCGCTCGCAACCTGTTCGATATCGCGAACAACGGCGACCCCAGCAACCAGGCCTCTATGACTCGCGCGCTCCGTGCGGCCCGCATCATTCTCGACCGCCTCACTGGTACGCGTCGTATGGGTACCCATCCCGCTGTGCGTAACCAGAAGCAGGTCAAGATCATCGACATGACCCAGATGGGCGGTGAGAAGAGTGAGTGAGGAAGTCGTTCACGTTCCCAATCGTCAGGCGATGTTGAAGAACATTCCCGAGGAACATCGTATCACTGACGACGCCCGCTTCGAGTGGCTGTGGATGCAGCGCATCATTGTTGTTCAGAACATCTACACGCACACGAACAACAACCGAGACCGTATGGCCGCTAGTCTCGTCCTTCAAGCCGCATGGAGCGCTCATCTGCCGTCGATAGAAATGCTGCTACGGCGTCTTGAAGGAGGGGCAGTGCCTGACTCGGTAGTTCTGGAAGGGGACTCGTTACCGATCTGACAGCGGGCGGGATCGGGTCCATGTTGAGCCGAACCTGCTTGATGATCTGAGCGATAGCACAGTCACACGAGCCGCACTCACACCCAATGAAGTGCCAGAACGCTTCAGCAGCAGACCAGGTCTGTGGCAGCTCGCCGCGATCCTCTTCAGGGATCGCTCTGATAGGATTCTTCTCCAACTTGATTCTATCTACTCTTGCCTTCTCTACCACTCGGTGGCGCTCAAGCCACCGCTGATACTGTTCAGGCGTGAGCAGGTCTTTAGGACCGGCCATGCTTAGCCTTAAGGTCGCGCACGTGAACGAGCTGGCAGTCCACGTGTGTACACTTCCACAGAATCCTGTGCTGCACAAAGACGGGTTCGAAGCGGTAGCATCCAACGATGCTGTGCCAGAACCAGGTGAGGGCTC